AAATATAACTGCCGAACAAATAACATAATAAATATATGCGGTTTCCATGATTTATCCTTTCTATTCATTATGTTCAATGTTTTGATCGCGAAAAAAAATAAACCCAATGTGCAATCTCCGTGGTGCTACAATTGGGCTAAAAAGTGTGCCGGGGTTCGAACCCGGAATCAGACGACCTATTACTAGGTCTTGACTTACAATTTCCTTTGTGTGATTATGTCTGCTTAACACATGCTTTTCATTATAGGCTATGATTATAATGCGAGGAAAAATAAAGGATCCATGTATTTAACACGAGTCCTTTATTAGTTAATCAGATGTTAAGGTATTTCTTGATTAGATGTTTGACATATGGTACGAATATCGAGTGTCGAATATGTACGTGAATATTGCGAATAACTCCGTCTCTTGCTGATCCTAAATTGTCAATCCTAGTAATAGTATATGAATGTCGGCTCAGCAACTGACAGAGAGCACCCAATTCTTCACGAACATTGATGTTCTCAACTTCGATAAAATCGTATCCAGTATCAAGTTTGCAATCCATGATAACTCCTTTTAGTTCCTTTCATTAAAGGCTATGATTTTATCGCGAACGAAAAAAATAAAGAGCTCATGATTTTGTCACGAGCTCTTTATTTGGTTAAAATGATTACTTCATTTCAAGTCTCATTTCTACTTTATGACCAAAGCCATCAAGCATCACTACGTTGAGATCTTCGATCTCGAATTTGGCTGTTCCACCATATATAGCCATTGCTTTGTTGTATTGGTCAATAATCTTATTCCAATGTTCAGTGATAAATCGTTTATATTCTTCATTATTCATATAATCAATAATATTTGGGTGATCTTTATCGAATTCTGAATTCCAAGAATCGATTTGTTCATTGAAACGATCGGCCATCCAATTATAACCAATTACGTAAGCATGGGCCACTAGGTCCCAACCGATTCGATTTTGCGGTATAATCTCTCCGGTTTTGATGTCAGTGATGACAATGTTTGCATAAATGTCGTTCATGATAACTCCTTTTAAAGTTTTCCTTTCATTATATGCGATGTTTCGATCGCGAGGAAAAATAAAGGACCCATGTATTTAACACGAGTCCTTTAACAAATTTTACTTATTATTCAGATTCTTCTGGTACTTGTTTGCACTGACCCCCAGAATAACACCAAGGAACACATCAAATGCAGCCACGGTAGCCGCAATCGGAACCGTAGCATCCCAATTCCAAATGGAACCAAGAGCCAGAATAAGAGTATTCAGAGCCGGCAGAATATACTGAACGATCCACTTCAGGATATCATAGCCCTTGTCGGTCATACCGAAGAGTCCACGAATATCCGGAGTCTCATCCTTATCGTTCTCGAAATCGTTATCAGTCATTGTTTTCCTTTCGTTTCGGGTTCGGTCAATGGGAGATTCTCAACTTCCCTCATGACCTTTCTCGCCATCCCATTGCCCCCAACACGTTCGTAGGGTTCATATAAGTATTTAACAAAGTCTTCATATTCATCTTTGGTAACCCATCCTCGCTCGAGATATGCGTTACCGACAAATACGATTCTATCGTGGGCAAGCCCCTTCAGGAGATCAACGAATGCGCTATTCGCATCGTTCTTGGCATTCTTACGATCGCGACGCGATTGCAGATATGCCCAGAATCCTGAAGAGGCCAGCACACTACCGACAATGGTGATGGTGGTTATCATTAATTCATGATCCACCAAGTCCATTGTCCTCCTACGCCATGTCGTTGACGAGCTTGGTCAGAGTAGTCCGCATCTTTGCACGAAGCTCAGGAGTCGCAGAGGACCAAATATCCTTCACACTCTTCTGATACGATTCGAACTTCTCTTCCGGAGACTTGTCATGTTCAGACTTGGCATCATGACGCCACACATCGCGTTCGCGGTAATCGTCATCCATCATGCCACGAATATCATGACGAATATATGGACGGGCCATGCCCTCGGCAATTGTGCCATAATACAGCGCCTGATGCCGGTAATTGATGGCCTCATCGATATCCTTGATCATGTCAATGATTTCACCCAGCTCGTGAATATCGCAGCCATAACCCACATTGCGGGTATACTCATCAGCGACCTCCATGAGACGGCACTTCATATCGCAAAGCGCCTTACATCCTTCGTGAGAGCACATTTCACTTCCCATTTTGACCTCCTCAAGCAACTCGCTTGACCCAGAGACCGGAGCCAGCGGAAACAGTCACTGGATTCGTTCCGACATTGGTAATCGTAATGGTATCGTACTCTCCGCACGCATTACGGACGATCGTATCCGCATGGACGTTGTTCTCGACATTGGCTGCCGATGGAGTGGACACCATAAGGGTACCAGGAAGCGTGGAACCACCGATGGCAATTGCCAGCTGAACTGGAGTGGCTGCCGTTGCGGAGGAAACATTTCCTGTGAAATGAACCTCATAGATGCCGGGAACGCGCAGCTTTACGGCAGGCGTGGACTGGCGATGTCCTTCCGCCGAAGAGCAGGTGCGAAGTACAGTACTATCAAAGGTAATAGACTGCCCAGTGGTAAGGGTCTGGACCGTAAGATTTGACAGTGCAATCATAATATACCTCCTGAAGTGCTATCAGATAGCGACGTTATTGTTGCAGCAACCGGTATACATGGATGCAAACGGATTTGCAACCTGGAATGCCGGAATCGGGCTCGGACGCAGCTGGGAGATCAGATATGCATTCTGCTGGCACTGGGATGCAGACAGATTCAGCTGATTGATCTCCTGGGCCTGATCGGCGATCTTGGACTTGAGATCCTCCATACGATTCGCTACGATCTCGTCATGCAGCTGACGATAATTCGCGTTATCGTTCTGAATGATCTGCTGGGTCTGATTCTGGATCGCATTCTGAATGGCGCAGGTATTCGTTGCCATATCATACTGGATCTGGGCCTGACCCTGCCGATTCTCGCAGCAGCACTGTGCGAGCTGCGTGGAAAGGGCATTGGTGTTCTGCATGTTTGCGACCGTATCGGCATTGATAGCCTGCTGGGTTGCGTTGAAGCCCTGAAGCAGAGAGGTGTTCATGGCATAGAAGCCGTCGCACATACCGCTGTTGATGCCGTTGAGCTTGTTCAGCATCGACTGGGTATCGAATCCTCGCTGGAGATCGCCGTTGGATGCCGGAGCTTCGCCGGCGCCATTGCGACCCCAGGCACCATTGCCCCAGCCACCGAAAATGGCGAAGAGAATGATGAGGACCCACCAACCGTTACCATTTCCGAATCCATCGTTGTTGCGATTTCCATCGGTAACCGCTGCAATGTCTGCAAGAGACGGAGTTGCATTCATCATAATATATACTCCTTAGGTTGTTCTGGTCTTTAAATATATGAGGCCCATAGAAAAGACCAGAAGAGTTCTATGGGCCTCAAATCCTATATCACAATCCGAACATTCGCTTCAAAAACGGCGGTGCCGAATTGATGATCTGTTGCGGACTGATGTTGTTCTGCTGACAGAACTGGTTTGCCAACTGCTGACCTGCATTTTTGTCTCCAGACTGCAAAGCCTGAATATACTGCTGGTTTTGTGCATTTGGCTGAACGTTATTCGTCTGCAGGAAGTTAAGAGCGTTCTGGATAGGATTAGCCATTTTAATCACTTCCCAATTTGAGGAGTAGTAGCCTTGTCCATTAGAATATCCTTGATTTCATCGAATTGCTTCTGCAGCCATTCCCTTGAATTGTCGGTAGTGGTCTGCGGTTGGGACTGCTGTTCAAGAACATAAACGCTGGTTGCGATCTTTCCATCGGCAGTCCATGCCTTTCCGATTACTTTGGAATAATCCTTTAGAATAAACAGATGGACCTTGCCATCCATCGGAATATCATTTACCGAAATATCATTCTCGGTGTCCACGATCTTTCCGGAGATATCAGACTTCACAAGAGCATCTGCTGAATTGCTGACAGTCTGAGGTTGCGGATTAAATGTCGGATACGTGGTCGGAGTCTGATATGGCGAATTTGGCTGCATCGGATAGTTTCCGTATTGGAATCCTCCGTACTGCGGCACATATGGATTCTGAATATAACCAGGCATGATCTACTCCTTTTCAATCTTGATCCAAATATTTGGAGAATCGATCGGGTTATAATCAGGACGTGAAGTGTGTGAAATAAGACACTTGTATAGAACTGATTCGTACGTAACTCGATCGTTTACTTTATACTCGACTGAATCCGAACTCCATTCAGGATATAGAACCGAATATTGGAGTGCGGTATTGTCGTCGAGCTTACTTACCTGAGATGCTATGAATTTATCGATTGCCTCGGCCTTTGATAATTGAGATGTGACTTCCCATGATTGAATGATTTTACCATCGGTCTCAGTATATCGAGATACAGCCTTACAGTATTCTGGTACGGAAGGTTTGTCCGACTCGATAATAGGATAACCATCATCCGATAGGACGACCGTATTTTCCTGAGTAATTATACCTGTTAGCATGAATACTCCTTTTAGATTTGAACCGGATATGTTATCGAACCATAATGAGTATCAGAAGAAAATGATGATCCGCGGTTTTGGAGTGAAATATTTCCATCTGAATGAACACCACCGATTACAGATGTAGATGCCGAACCGTTATCAGTAGATAAAGATGCATAGACATCGATCAATGGTCTATAACCTTCGCGGATCGCATTCTTGGCATAATTACTTGACCATGATGCGGGATTCGTCATTCGAGTATGGAATACAACGGTAACAAGAAATGGACTGTATATGATATCAACGTTATCCTGTCCCAATGCCACGCGTTCCTTAAAACATCCACGATCATTACATTTAATCGTTCCTTTTAAATTCAAAGGATTTCCATAAATGGCAATTCCATTCGAAGGAGCAGCTTGGCCAATTCCTATGCCTTTTCCATCTGCTGTTAAATCAAGTATGAATGAGGCTGGCCCAACACTTGATTCCATAGCAACTGTTGAATACTTATCAGTTACTTCGACTCGAGTTCCATATGATTTCGAAACATCATAACCACCATATATTTTAACAGTAGTTCCCTTTGTCCCGGAATTCGCAGCTGCATCATATTTATGCCAACCCTTGGAATCTTTATAGGAATATACCAATGACTTCAATGCATTCGTCGAATCGATTGATGTATCCAGTGACCAGATTGACGTCATCTTGATATAACTTCCATCCGACTGATATGCGCCGGCGGAATCACATCGGTATACATCAAAACCAGAAATGGTTGGTGGTTTTGTAGAAAGCTTCCATACAGCATAATATGTGGCATTTGCATCCGAAACCCAGTATGATCCGCCAGGTCTATATGCGACGGATCCATTCTTGGTTGCAGACCATCCAAGGAATTCATAATTCGTTCGCTTAGGAATCGTGGATGGTATCGTTATCTGTTCACCATACCACTTGGTTATATTTCCGGGTTGACCACTTCCACCATTAGCATTGAACGAAATTGTATGATGCGTTTTTGCATTAATCGTAAATGATCCGCTACATGTCGACGAACCGGCCGCATATCCCACAATATTGACATATCCAGAATAATTGATGGTTCTAGCTTCATGCGTTTTTCTGATATAGTCTTTGTGGTATTCTACAATTGTGGCTTCGCCATTTACTGAAATATCACCACTCCAAGACTGTTCATGACCACCACCGTCTACATAAGCACCACCGCCGCCTTTGATGCCGATGTAATACCAGCCATTTACAGCCTTGATATTTGTTACAACTTTTACATTTACAGCCTCATCATTTTCTGCAGTAATAAATGCGCCGGTATGAACCTGCCAATTGTGATTGATATTACCCCATATTTCAGCCATATCACACCTCCGGAGAATACTTTAATGCCATGTGACCATCCGATCGTGGCTGCCATACGAAATTTCCGATACGGAACGATTGCAGAACTTCAGCATTTGATATACGCATTTTATCATTTGAAACGGATGCGACTTCGATATTATTCGAAGTAAATGACAATTTTGTATTCGTCAAACGCATCTTATTCGGACTTGATGAATTTCCCATATCCATGTATGGATTCGATGCATCTTGTCCGAATTGAATATACGATTCTCGTAATTTTATTTCGTTATTAACTGAATCGCTCAAATGTTGTTGGGAATCCTGTATATCACTCAGGTTTTTATTTGTTGCATTAACATATCCAGTATAATCATCATTTGAAACCTTGTTGGCAATATCGGTAGCCTGATTCTGCACCGTATTCGTGAGATCGTTTATAGTATCTTCAGGAGCCGCGGTCCATGGAGTCATACTATTTCCAGGTTCGAGCTTCATCTCACGAATGGTCACGTTACCTTTGGCATTATCCAATCGAACAGCAATTCCTTTTACATTCGAATGATTAGTATTTGAAATGTAAAAATGTTTCGAATATGTCTGTTCACTGGTTCCGATATTGATATTAGTAATGCCATCGCCCATGCCCCATGGATTATCATTCCATTGCGGAAGTGCAGTTCCGCCAGCCGTATCCGACTTTATTTTGAACTGAATATTATACATACCAGCCGGGAGATTGCTAAGATTTCCAGCGGCTAAATTGTACATTGCGACGGTTTGATTCGCAGCTTCATTACCGGTTACGACGGTCGGAACACTCGTTTTGAGGAGAAGGTTCTGTCCACCGACCGATTGCGAATTCTGGAATGCGATCGTCACCTTGTCGTTTGTCTGCGTCAGTTGGGACTGGGTCGCATAGTTCTTCATATCGGCTTTAGTCTGATAGGTCTTCGACACAGTCGTTGTAATGCTGTCCTTTGCGACCGTGATATCGGATTTCGTGGCCAGACCGGATCCATCAGCGCCCTTGTAATTCTGAACGACGCCGAGCGCCACCGATTTTGCTGTTTGGTCGACATATGACTTGTTTGCGTAAGCAGACATTCCATCTTTAGTCTGATATGTTTCAGCGACAGTAGTTTTAAAACCGTTTAGATTCTGTTCCACGGAAGAAACTCGATTGGATGTCGCGGCGGCCTCGGTGATATCACGGAATGCGACGTCATCCCACATAATGGTTCCATTGGTTAGGTGCATCACCTCGATTTTGACCGAAGTGATCGAACCATCATCGGGGCATTTCCAATCGACATGTGTTTCCGACCATGACATTGATTTGCTGCATGGAGCTTCGGCGATAAATGATCCGTCAGGTTTTGCCAATCTGAGTTTTTCACTGGACGGATTAACGTTCGATGGGACTGACAAATACCAGGCACAGTATCCCGACAGGCGATACGTGCGTCCCTTGGTGACCGGTATCGTGGTGGCTGATCCAGCCATACCTTTCTCATGAGTCAATGGGCATCGGTAATCTCCGGTGGCCGCATCGCAGACTAGGACATGTTTGCCATGATAGAATGATCCGATAGAAATACGGAATGGGTTCTTAAGTCCCTTCCACCATTCAGTCGATTCAAAACCGCCATCTGTGATGAGGTTGTCACCTGCAAGTGCCGCATCGACAAGGTTAGCGGTTTGACTGATAGTGGCCTTATTGCTGTCAGCGGTACTCTTAGCCTCATTGGCTGTCTTGACGGTTGCATCGAGTGTCTTACCCTGTTCAGTGATCTTGGTCGAGAGACCCGAAGCGGTCTGTTCCACTGTAGTGGCTTTAGACATTGCACCATTTGCTGTCTTAGAGACCTCAGTGACCTGAGCTTTAATGGAATTCGCTGTCTGGTTTAATGCACTGGTTGTGGCGTAGTCCGCCATTCCAGATTTAGTCTGATATGTTTCAGCGACAGTAGTTTTAAAACCGTTTAGATTGGCTTCGAGACTCGTCGCCTTATCAACGGCACTTTGAGCGGTCTTCGCGTTTGCCGTAATGTTCGCACTAAGCGAATCGGAAGTCGCCTTCAGGCTCGTCTGGGTTGCATAAATGGCATCGTTCTGCGCTTTAGTATTGTAATTCTTCGACAGATTCAGAGTGACAGCATCTGCGGTCTGCTGAGCCTTCGATGCAGCTGTAACGGCACCATCGGCGGTTCCCTGCGCCTTGGTTACTTCTGCGGAAATGCTATCCGAAGTCGCCTTCAGACTTGTCTTGGTCGCATATATCGTATCTGCCTGGGATTTTGTCTGGTAATTCTTTGTCAGATTTACGGAAATGCCATCGGCGGTCTGCTGTGCCTTCGACGCGGCTGTCACTGCGCTATTCGCGGTTGTCTTGACCGACTCGACATTCGCCGTAATGGATTCCGCGGTCTGAGTCAGAGAACTCTTGGTCGCATATGTCTCGGGAATATCGATCTTCAGCTTATCGACATCGCCTTGAGCCTTGTTCGCACTGGATTGTGCGGCATCGGCTGCGTTCTTCGCTGTGGCCGCATTGCTGACTGCGGTATTTGCCGTCGATTGGGCCTTACCTGCGGCAGTGTTCGCTGCCGTTGCGGACGCCTGTGCATTGTTTGCAGAAGTCTGTGCCTTGGATGCATCCTCCAATGCCTTGGTGACGTCGGTATCCTGATTCAGTTCCCAAGTATATGTCACACCATCGTCAGAACCGAAACGATATGCCTTACCGGTTGATTTGTCGTAATACAGATCACCGGAGTGCTTCTTCTTATCGTCGTTTGTGGTCCAGTCCGAAGCCGGCTTGTTCTCAAGTGTCGGAACACCGGTTCCTCTCCATGATTCGATGGCGTTATCAGCAACGTTCTGGAGAGCGGACAATGCATCCTTCGTGGCATATGTCTTTGAGACCGAAGCCGTAATGGAATCCGAAGTCTGCTTCAGATTCGACTGGGTCGCATAGATCTTATCGGCATCAGCCTTGGTCTGATACTCGGTCCTCAGAGTCGTGCTGATCTGATTGGCCGTCTGCACAGCTGCGGAAGACTGCTTGAGCGAATCAGTTGCAGTCTTGCTTGCTGATTCGGCAGTTGTCTTCGCAGCGGTTGCGGTCTGGGTCGCAGTGGTGCTCTGGGTAAGAGCGGTCTGCGAATCCTTGTATGCAGATGTGGCAGTGGTTGATGCCTCGGTAGCGGTCTGTTTGGCCTCCGTGGAGACACTTAGAGCACTTTCGGACTTCTTGACAGCATTGGTGACTTTCGTCGTCAGTTCGCCGAGCTCGGTGGTGTGCTGTTCGATGACTGCATTCGCGGAATCGAGATCTGATGCGACGTTCTCGGCCTTGGACTGTGCTTCGGCCGCGGCCTGTTTCGCTGCGATGGCCTTTGCATCGACGGCCTTGATGGATTTGTCCAGATCGACGGTTGATGCATTGGCTTTGTCGGCCGCCTTCTGGGCTGCATCTGCTGCGGACTGTGCTTTGTTGGCGGATGTTTGGGCGGCTTCGACTGCTGTATCCATTTCGGACTTCACATTTTGAACCTGCTGAGTAAGATCGGTTCTTACCTGATCCGCTTTAGCTGATGCGGCTTCGACCTGCTTGTCGATCTCTGCTGTCTTTTTCTTCAGTTCCTCAGCTGCCTTGTTCGCAGAATCGGCTGTTGTCTTGGCCTCAGTTGCGGTCTTAGATGCTTCAGTTGCCGTAGTTTGAGCTTTATTTGCTGTGGTGTTGGCAGTATTAGCAGTCGATTGAGCTTTGTTTGCTGTAGTATTGGCATTGAATGCATCTTCAGTTGCTTTTTGAGCTTTATCGTTTGCCTTCACAGCTGTATTATTAGCAGCATCCGCAGTCTTGTTAGCAGTATCAGCAAGTTTGGCAGCTGCTTTTCCATAGCTCATAGCGGTATTGACATCTTCATAGTTTCTGTCAATGCTGCTATTGATTTGCTTTAGATAATTGGATTGACGACCAACGAGACTAACGTATTCGTCACCGAATGTATATGTTGTTTGAGATGGATCATTCAAATCCAATTCCATTTCAGACAGCATAAAATAGTCATCCAAATTATGTCGGGCGGAACGAACTCGACACGCATCACCAATGTTCAGTTGTTCATATCCCGGATATGCAATCGACAGATCAATTGCTTTTGTTTCGATCGTGACTTTTGGAGACATCTGAAGTCTAAGCTGAAGAACCGCAGCTTTCAGAAGATTTGAAGGATCCAAAATATCATTATTGCTATAATAATATTCCCGATAACCATAACGTTTCGTTGCCGATAGCGAATATACGCAATCACCAGATTTTACTATATCCGAATCGGTATCAAAAGTGTTATCAGGAAGATTTTTGATGTTAATTGGTTTTGGATCCTTAGTATCTCCTTCTTTCTTTTCAGGAGTTCCGCCTCTAGGGATCACAACCGTATAAAGTTCGTCATCATTTTCTTTATACGAAATTGAAAGAATATTCGATCCAAAATCAATAATCTGACTATTTGTAGAATGAACATCTGCATACAGATTTAGAATGTTTCTATCATCTTTATATTCTACAAATAGATATCCGCCAAGACTGTCCAATACTTTATCATTGATTTCATCAAGAGTTGTTGGATAGCCATCATTGGATCGAAGAATATAATCGTTTTTATCTAATGCAGCACCTTGATTCACTCCGACTTCAAAACGTTCGGATGCATCCTTGACATGAAGATTATGCTGATCGATAAGCCATTGGAAATATCCCTCGACCGATGTCGGAGCTGTCAGATCAGCGTCACCAGGAACCGTTGAGTAACTACGAACACGAGTATGATTCAAATATTGAAGTACCGAATTACAAGCTACAATTTTATATCCATAGTCATCAATTTCAATTTCGTTTATTTTTCCACGAAATTTAAGAACATTATCCGAATAAAATTCGACTAGTCCTTTATCTTTTTCAATGGTATTATACAATGGATGATTTGGAGCAATCGAGAAATCCAAATATGAAACAGAATTAGATTTACCAGTATACTTAGCATCTGTAATTGCCGTAGATTGCATATAAGGATCAAACAAAATTTTCGAATCATATGTTAACTGGTACATCAATTCTCCTTATTATTTCCAACGTCCAGTTGCATAACAAGAACAATACATGTTATTAAACGTAGACTTATTTGGATTTGCGTAATAGAAACTTCCAGAATTCGTTTTGCTTACCGAAGAAACATTTGGAGTATTGCTTCCACCCATTCCAATCCATCCGGCCATTCCACCATAATCGGCTTTAACAAGAGAGACTGTAAAGAATGGAATTTCAATAAAGGCAACCGGGAATGCACCAAATGTCAAAGCGCCACCAACATAAATTCCTTGAGCGGAACCCCATTGTGTTGAAGTGGTGTAGGTTCCAAAATTATGTGCATCAACACCACATTCAAGACGGCCCGATCGCCATTTACGATACCACCAATCACCTTTTGTTCCATATTCGATGACACCATCTGCCAAACTCTCATCGAATTTATCGAATGCTTTATTTATTGGATCGGGAATGATGTAATCGGATTCATTAATTTTGGTAATACCAAGATTTTTAGTTGCTGTCATGTTTTACTCATTTCGAAGAAATATACATAAAAGTCTCAATAAATCCGTAGTTGCTTTGTGCTCCACCTGAATTTTGATAGGACATTGCTCCATTCGGATCTATATGAATATACTTCATATTTGCACCATCTCGTCCAGCATGAGTGTAAGTGCAATGAACTGCAGGTCTCCAAGCTTTTGGCAATGTTCCGATATTTTCACTACCCCAGCCCTGATTATTGGAATGATTGACAGTTAAAGTCAACTGTACAATTCTACCGAACTTGATTCCAACGACTTTACAATTGGAAGTGGAAATAAGTGTTGTCGATCCAGTAAATGCAGTATCCAAATTTTCAATTTTGGATTGCAATGCGTCGACCGCACTTTTAACATTATTGAAATTATTATTAATCGGTGTTGGACTAATATGATCAGTACCATTAATTGTCGTAATCTCGACAGCCATTATAGATCCTTTACATCATATTCAATACGAATCGTTGCATCTGATGGGACGTTATTTTGATATTGATAATTTAAATCATTCCATGACTTTGAAGAAATATCGGCATTGTCCCATGTTTCATCTGAAATATCATTCCAACGTGTGACATTTGTATAATTATCCTTGACCCAACGCTGAACATCAGACCAACGATAATTGCGACGCTTTGCTTCCGCATACGTCAGACCAATAACTTCAGAACTGATTGGTAAATGACGTGCATCATGCCATGTTGTTGAAGTGATTCGGTATGTATTGAAATAGATTCTATTGATACCTTCAACAAATAGAACATTTGATAAACGATGAGATCCCTTTGGAACATAAAATGAATCGCCATTAAAATTGCATAGAACTTCATAGTTGGTTGTGATAATTGGACGCACTTTCTTTCTGCCGGAAGTGCATTCAATAACCTTACCACCTATTGCTTCGGTTTCGATTACTCTATGCTCTTTTAATTTATATGGATCGGCACTCACTTTAACTTTCAATGATCCAACTGTTCCACCTTCGACATAAACTGCATGACCATATTCTTCGACAGTAAAACGGCCATGATATGTGTATTCCGGATCCATGGTCATCTTATAATCGTATAAACGACCATGAAGGAAATTGGATATCATAGTTTTACTACGTTCCCAATCATCTACATCAATAATCGCGAATGTAAATTCCTGTTCACGATTATTATATGCAACATCTCCGGTAAGTCCTTCTGTAAGATCGATCACACCATCCCCACCAGGAATATCAACCGTATAGGTTTTAGGTTCTGGTGGGGACAAAGTGTAACCATCGAGAAGGATCATGCCGTACTCTGTAGAAAGGTCAACACCATTTACAATCAAACGATTGTTTGGCAAACCTGGATACTGCATGATTAAATTCCTCTCCTTTGGCGTAGACCAAGAGCCTGATCCATCGGCTTCGCAATAGTCGAGGCAAGTTTCCTGCCATCGATATAAAGCTCAGTCGGAGGTTGCTTGGTGAGATCGATATTGCTTACATCATCCCTCAGTGAATTGATCGCATCAGTTACTGTCTGGTTGCTTGCAATCATGTCGGACTGATATTGGCGCAGAATATTCTGATCACTCTTGACATCCATTATATTTCGAGCCATTTTAGAACTTACAGACATGCGATAATTACTAGATATCGTATCTATAGAACTTCCAATATTTGAAATATCAATCTTAGGTGTTATGATCGGAGAATATCCAGACATGAAATCAGTATTCATCACAGCCTGATTTGCAGAATCGAGTGCATTTTTAGCCATGTCGGTTCCTGCAATCTTCACAAGATCAGAATATTTCTTCATACCATTGGCTAAACCAATTGCTGACCATCGACCGGTCTTGAAGAATTCACGAGATGGTGAATGAACTCCAAGTGTCCTGTTTGCAGCATCCAATGCCTGCTTTGCAGCTGATACCGCGGCCCTATTTATGATTCCAGAACCATCAGAAAGACCATTTGCGATACCCCGAGCCAAATTCGTACCAGTCGAATAGAAAGATTGATAATATGAATTCAGTGAGGAAACGGCTTGACTTATTGCATTAGATGAACTGCTTCCCAAATTCCGAATCTTAGAAATAAAACTATTCTTAAGTCCATTTCCAAGATTGCTACCGGCTTGCTTGAAAGATCCAACCATTCCATTTATCGTTGAACATGCTGCATTGAGATTCGATTGAGTGGATGTATTTATTCTGGATGTACTACTGGCAACATTATTCGCTGCTGTGGTAAATGCACTAGACAAAGAATTCACAGATCCATTTATACTTCCAGTACTTGCAGAAACAGAAGTAGCGATCTGCATAAATGATCCGCCGATATTCGCAGTCGACAGCGACGCATTTATTGATGCACATGCAGTTTGAATCTGAGCAGCTAAAGTCCCAAGCTGCTCACCAATAGTTGTCGTGACATTCGGAATTGTATTGAGAGTGTTTACGAAACTTACAATATTCGAAGCATTGGTTGCGAAATCAATACCCGAAAGTGCACCGACTCCATTAGCAAACACAGCCAGAGATTTACCGACTGTGTTCATTTCATTCGCTGCATCGGTCGAACCTGCGAAATTCTTGACACCTTTTGCCATAGTTGCAAGGTCGGTTCCAATATTCGGAGGTACTGAAACTCCATTCCACTTCTTAACTGAACCAGCAAGATCACCAAGAGGACCAGTTACCTGACCTAGAGACCATCCACCAGCAAATGCAAGAGTGAAAGACTTGATGCCATCCGAAAGATTCTGGAGATCACTCTTGATATTCGGAGGTACCGAAACTCCATTCCACTTATTTATTGCCGGAGCAAGCTGTCCCATACCAGTAGCAACTGCTGGTAGATTCTCAGCACCCCAACCAGATAAAGTGAATGATTTAACGCCATTGGCAAGATTCTGCAGATCGGTACTGATGTTCGGTGGAATTGAAATACCATTCCATTTTGACATCGCAGGAGCCAACTGACTCATACCAGTTGCAACTGTTGGAAGATTCTCAGCGCCCCAACCTGAAAGTGTGAATTTACCAACTCCCGAGGCAAGACCGGACAAATCACTTTCGATATTCTGAGGTACCGAAACACCGCTCCATGCAGAAATTGCTGGAGCAAGATTCGTCATACCTGTGGCAACTGCCGGAATATTCTCAGCACCCCATCCAGAAAATGTAAATTTTCCTACTCCGGAAGCAAGAGCAGAAAGATCAGATTCAAGATTCGGAGGTACCGAAACTCCGTTCCATTTATCAACGGAATCAGCAAGATCGCCCAATGGTTTTGCATATGTTGCAATGGCACCAGCACCGAATCCCGAAAGAGAATTCATCAATGAACCAAGGCCAGCAGCACCAAGTGCACCACCCATTGCCGCAAGACCACGACCAATCTCGTCCCAAGACATTGATCCGAATTTCTTGAGTGCATCTGCGATGTCACCGAGAGACTGGACTGCAAGGAGAATGGCTCCACCGCCAAGTAGAGCGGGAAGACCTGCCAGACTTCCAAGAGCTCCGGTAACAATAGCGATCTCACCAAGAGCACCGCCCATGGCAACGAGACCTCGTCCTACTTCATCCCAGGACATTGATCCCATCTGTTTAAGTGCATCTGCAATATCGCCAAGAGACTGGACTGCCAGTAATATGGCTCCGCCACCGATAAGAGATGACAATCCTGCAAATTTACCTAAAGCTCCAGTAACGATAGCAATCTCACCGAGAGCACCACCCATGGCTGCAAGACCACGACCGATCTCGCTCCAGGACATATTTCCGAGCTTCTCAAGCGATGTAGCGATATCCCATAGACCATCACAGACTAGACGAATCGACCCAGCTCCAATGAGTCCGGAAATACCTACAAGTTTACCGAGTGCTCCAGACACAATAGCGATCTCGCCAAGAGCACCACCCATGGCTGTAAGACCACGACCGATCTCGCTCCAGGACATTCCTCCCATTTTGAGGAGAGCGGTGGAAATGTCATAAAGACCATTAGTAACTATTCGAATAGATCCAGCCGCAAAGATACTTGAGAATCCACCGATCTTTCCAAGGGCTGCAAGAACGATACCCATCTCAACAAGAGCACCACCCATGGCTGCAAGACCGTGTTCGATCTCTTCCCAGGACATTGATCCGAATTTCTTGAGTGCATCTGAGATGTCACCGAGACCGGAAACCACCATAAGAATGGATCCAGCCGCAAAGATGCTGGAGAATCCACCGATCTTTCCAAGGGCTGCAAGAACGATACCCATCTCAACAAGAGCACCACCCATGGCTGCAAGACCATGTCTGATCTCTTCCCAGGAAAGGTTCGACAATTGTATCAATGGCTGCGCCATCATCTGCATTGCCTTGGCCATTGCGATCATTGCGACCGAATTCTTAAGACCCACCTTCGAGAAACTAAGAAGTTTCATAGCGCCGGCCATCTCACCAAGTGCTGCACCAACAGCCGTGAGACCTTTGGCTATCTGTTCCCATGAAAGGGTTGATAGCTGCTGAATCGGCTGAACAAGCATCTGAATGGCTTTGGCCATCGCGATCAAAGAAACCGAAGTCTTGAGAGAAACCTTCTTATCAAGACCCTTCATCGACTTGTTCAAAGCGAACATCATTACGCCAATTGAAACAAGTCCCTTGGCAATCTGTTCGACATCAAGGTCTTTAAGAGTGACCATTGCATCGGAGAGCATCTGGATCGCCTTGGCATAAATAACCAATGCAGCGGCCGATTTGACGATCGACTTGCCCTTAGCGATGGTATTGGCCGATTTCACCAAAGACTTAAAGGATTGATTCAGCATCGCCATCATGGCGCCCATGGCTGTGATGGACGTTCCAAGGGAAAGGACATCAATCTCAGATATTGTCTTAAGTGAATGGGCAAGAATACCTATGGCAGCTGCGACTGCGACAATCGATGCGACCTTAAGACCCTGTGTGAATCCAGAAAGAGCATCTTTAACACCGTTGAGAATATCCTTAAGACCAACTGCATCACTTGCAGCTTCCTTTGGCTTCTCGAATATTCCATTGATCTTTTCAAATACGTCCTTGACCTGATCAAAGGCCTTGGATATCTTCTGGATCATTGCAAATAGGCCACCGCCGAGAAGACCCGCAAGTATATCACCTAGACTGACATTATTGGTGATCCATTTGATTGCCTCACCCAATCCATGTGTTATGGTTGTGACGACCTTGGTTATTACGTCACCTACTGAATCAAATATGGATGAGAACTTGTCTTTAAAGTCGCCTGAAGAAGTCAGGACCGACTTTAGTTTGTCCTTAAGCGATTCAAGTTTATTACCAATCACATCAAATGCATCGGTAGAAGATTTTATGCTTCTTCCAAGATCATTAAAATAATTGATAATGGACTGTACAATTTTGATTATGATCTGAATTCCAGTCGCGATTCCGTTAGCGACCTTTACGAATATACCGGAAGATTTAATCGTCTCATCAATCTTGACCAGAAAATCGCCCATTGAGGCGGTACCTTTAAGAATGCTATTGACGAATCCGCCCATAGCACCGTTTCCAGCAAGCTTTCCGATTGCTCCGATTACTGCGAATATAGCTTGTTTACCAATATCCAGAATCGCAAACAATCCCTTAAATGATCGTTTGATCAAATCAAGTTGTTCAGATGATGGCTTGATTGACTCCATAAGATTACGGAATTGAACGGTATACTGATAAAGAGTCTCTCCAGCCATCGGTGGGAAAATATCAGTCCATGCGCCCTTTACGGACTGTATAACCTTCCACAAAGAACTGAAGGCGGAAGACAAACCTTCAATTATATTTTCTCGACCGGATTTACGATTGAATTTCTTTGCGAATTCATCAGCCGAGATCGAACCATCATTAAGAGCTTGAGCTAACTTGTTTGTCTTGTCGATTGTCGATGCGGAAATATCATTATTCTTTCGTTCCTCATCCGACATTTTGTTGTAGGAATCGGCCATATCATTGACGGATTCCTTAAGCATGTCTCCAGTTACCCAACCCTGTTTACATGCTTTTTCGAAAGAACCGGTATCATTGATGAGTTTCTCAATATTGACACCGTGATTCTTTGCGACCTTAGTCAAGGATTCATTAAACTTTGCGGTATCCTCGATACCTTCATTCACAAATTGTTTATAACCAGTACTAAGGTTTCCTAGCAATGCATTTCTTGCATTTGCAGAATCATTAATGATTTTACCAAGACTATCGGAAATTCCAGTCCAAAGATCCTTGGCTTCCTCGAAATCACCGATCATCAACTGCCAGGATGTTGTCCAACCAGAACCGACAGCCTCTTTAAGTGTATCGATAAGCTGCGAAAATGTTTTGACCTTAGTGGCCGCATCCATGGCTGTTTTTGCCATATCAGCAATCTGTTTGGCTTCTTCTTGGGTATATCCTTGGGCAACCAGATCCTTTATGGCATTATTATAATCTTCGGCAGTATCAACCGTAAGTGCAAACTGCTTAAGGGTATCAGTAAGAACTTGAGTTGTTAGCCATCCAGTTTGAAGAGATTCACGGAATGAGCCCTTAGCCTCGATAGCTGCTTTTGCACCAGTTTTAAGATGCTCAGAAGTTCGAATAAGTGCTTGCTGGAATACTTCACCGCCCATACCTGCATTGACAACGGAATTCCAGTCCATAAGCTTAACAGTACCAGCTGCGATTGCCTGCGAAAGCTGGTACATTGCAGTCGATGCCTGCTGAGATGTAGAACCTGAAACTGCTGCAAGGTTTGCAATACCCTGAATGGATGAAACAGAAGTCTTCAGATCGACACCGGCAGCTGTGAATGTACCGATGTTTTTCGTCATCTCCTGGAAATTATAAATCGTCTTATCAGCGTATGTATTAAGTTCACTTAGAGCAGCATTGACCTGAGTAAGGGTTGTTCCCTTGCTTGCGGTGTTCGCCATAATCGTCTGAATAGAACCCATGTACTGTTCATATTCAGCGAAACCTTCTCGAATACCCTCAGTAGTACTCGAAATGATCTTTTGCCCACAATCAATTGCGGCATTTGTAAGCTTTTGGATTGCAGAAAATGCAACGGCTGCCATTGCACTGAACTTCGATCCAGTTGATATGGCAGCTTCCTGCATTCCTGACATATTAAATTTACTGACAGCTGACGAAACCTTATCGATGCCATCAGTAGCACCCTTAAGTTTAAGACTTTGCTTAAGTTTTTCGAGCAGAGAAGATGTTGATTTTACCCCCGATTGAAATTGAGAGTTATCGATCTTCATCTTGACTACACGTTCATCAATACTGCTCACGATTCAACCACCACCTTCCATGCTCTTTCCGCTATTTTATCAAATATAGGACGAATAGCGGGATTAATATAATCTCGTCCTTGTACATAACCGCCGGTTCCGGTTCCGTGACCATATTGAATGATCACGGCAATCGGAACACCCTCATTAATGTTTGAATTTGTCCAAACAATCTCAGTCTGGGATTTACCTTTATGAATTTCATAATCCCAAGAGGCAGCGGTTTTACCAGAATCTGAGGGAGTAGCCGCAGCAAGCACATTCACACCTTGTCGTCCCAGATCATCCAAGACATTCAAATATGGCTGACTCTTCATGCGGTTCAAAAAGCGTTCAAGCTTATTAAAGTTACCACTTATTTGAAAATCTACTCCCATTTTGACCCTTTCAGATCTTCGTCAGATAACGAGTTGATCCATCGGCCGTTCCTACTGCGATGTAACGAAGTGCACCACTGTATGCGGTGTAACGACCCCAAAGATATCCGTCATGGATCTCGCTCCAACCGTCGAGAATCACAGTCTGACCAGCGCGATAGGTAGCAACGACAGTGGATGCCAGCGACTGGGCAGAACGAACATTCAAAGCCTCAACTGCAACACGATAGGTTCCAGCGCTCACAGTATTGGCAACAGACGGAACGGATCCAATTGAAAGATAGGTCTGAGAACCATCAGCCGTTCCGAGAGCGATGTAGCGAGTCGCACCGCTGTATGCGGTGTAACGACCCCACTTATATCCATCGGCAACAGTCATCCAGCCATCGAGATTGACAATCTGATTACGGGTATAGGTTGCAACAACAGACGCCGAAGTCGATGCACCAGAACGAACGTGGAGCTGATCAACGACGACAGTATAAGAACCAGCATTAATGGAACCGGTCTGAGAAGCAGTTGGAGTAGTTGCAGGCTTGACAGGAGTTGGAGCAGGCTTGGAGCCAGTCATTGAATCATAGTATGCCTGAGCCTTCGCCATATAGGCATCGCGCTGATTTCCAGCAATGGATGCCGGGCAGGCGGTGGAAGAGAAGTGACTATGCGGGAAGACATTGACGCCCCACTGCGGTCGACCGAGCTTATAATACTTGCAGAGGGCAGCGACGAGGTGTGCACCATTGTCCAAAGTCGCCTCGGAAATATGCCAGGGGGAAGTGGAATCGTCAGCATGTTCGATACCGATGGACTCAACATTTGCATTCCAATTTCCGGCATGCCAGGCGGTATCCTTATCCCACACAAGCTGACCAATGGTTCCATTAGCTTCAACCTGATAATGGGCGGAAGCTTCACGAGTCTGCCAAACATTGTAGCAGCCTTCAGTGGTCAGATTACCGCCATTGTGATGAACAACAATATAACGAATTGGATTTCCGGAACGTCCCGGAGTGAAATGAGTATTGATAATCTTGACTTTATCAGCGTCAAGAGTTTCCCAAGACTTCATGATTAACCTTTCGATTTATTTTGAGCTCTTCGTTGCTCATTCAATCTTCGATTCTGAGCATAAATTTCAGAATTTGACATCTTTCTAGGAGGAGAGTTTTTGACAGAACAGAACTCTATAAGTTTAAGCAAACGATTAAGATGCCAATGTTCACAAGGCTCAAATGGAATATGATTTACAATCATCCAGTAATAAATATCTTCAGAAGTAATTACCGAACGATGATTGCTGACTTTCATATTATAGATTCGAGCCGCTGATTGTGTACTATTCATCCACTCGAATATCTGAGTGGCATATTGTGAATATACCAGTTGTTTTAGGTTCTCGTCGATATGCTCCAAACACATGCAATCAAAATAGTCGATTAACTCTTCTTCTGTTTTTTCAGGCGTATCGACGAGAAACGGTTTTTCCCATTTTGACTCCCATTTTGAAATTGAGAGCAAGGAATGCTCGAATCGAAGATGCATTGGTGGACAGTGAATTCCGTTATCGGTTACATCATTCCAATAATCCATTTCTGGAACATCGATTTCAAGCATTAAAGATCCTTATCAATGAGATTCATTATTCAATTTGGTTTCCGGAAGAGTAGTCGCATCCTTGAACAGAGCATATACATCACCAGGAAGCGGAAGCTTCGGATCCTTAGTTGCACTGCCATAAAGCATGGTTTCAAGAGACTTCAGCACAGTCTTCCCCGCTTCATCGAGCTTCGTCGTATCAATTGTGATTGTCGACACTGGTCGAAGATCATCATTAGTAATGGAAACCGGAACAGTCGAGATCTCCCAAGACATACTCATCGCATCCGGAGAATCATTAGTAGTGGTGTAGCTACGCTCGGACGGAGCAGCAGTCGCACCATAGATCAGATGCAGCTTGTAACCATCATCGGATTCGGTAGCAGTATCATTGCCGACATTGGTAACATAGGACAGACCGAAACCTCGACGCTTCTGCTGACCAAAGTTCACACCCTTGGCCGGAGAAACGGATCCATCACAAACACTGAATTCATCTGGATAAGTGTATGCCTCGATCGTACCGCCAAAGGTCTCAGCGGAACGCAGTGTAGCGTACTTAATGTTATCGGCATAAATATCATTGGCTTCTGCACCAGACGGAGACTCGGTGACAGTGGTAAGACCATTCCAGGCCACACCGACACCGTAATCACCAGTCTCAGTCATTGGATACAATACGCCCTTGGAAACACCGTTCTCAAAATAACGAGAACCAGGAGCATCCCAAACAATCTGCTTGCCAGCCATTAGCAAACTCCTTAATAGTAGATGTTGAATACGTCATGATTAAGATTATCGCTAACATAACACCTATCCGATGAACACATAGGCATCATAGCAATAAGACGAGGAATCTTGCTATCCGGATTCTTGTCAATCACTGTAATCTGATAACGTACATGATAAATATACGGACTATCATCCGCGTATTTGGTATCCCCATAGTTTTTATTATAAACAATGCAAGGATACTTGATTTTAATATTAGAAGGTGGCTGAAAATATACATGATCAGCCAAAGAGGGATCGACTGATTTCATAATTGAAACGAGTCGATTGTGCAATTCAAGTCTAGTCCCCATTATACAATTCCCCTAATGTAAGAATCAAACGAGGTCTTTGGACTTCAACGGAATCTACCTTCCATTTTGACCCGCGCCATACGACGTAGAGAATATCGTAGAAATGTGAATAGGCATAATCGTCTTTGGCGATAATACTTATCGTGTTACTAATGGTGATGCCCTGGTTTACAGCATCTCCTCCTTGGATTCGACGTGTATCCCGGTTGACATCACCATAGTAACTTTTCTCAAATACTTTCTTTTCGTATACACCAGGCGAGGTTTCAGTATCGATTCCGTAACCAATCTTTCCATGAAACCTCATGCGATATCATCACTCGCTAGTCGGTGCTGGAAGAGTGGCTTCACCCTTCTTAACTGCCTTATCGAGAGAATCGACCTCGACCACAGTAATGATATTACCAGTCGCTCCGGTCACCTTAGAACCAGAAGTGAAATTCACCCAGTGATCCGAAACCGCGCACGTTGTGTTATAGTTCACAGTCGGCTTGCTAGTAGATGGAGTGATCCGATAACGAAGGGAATTACCAGCAGCGGCCTCCGGGCTCACATTAACAGTCTGACCACCAGTAGTGGCATTAGCTGTCACATTGAGGACTCCAAGTTTCTCAGACTCCGGAGGCGTCACGCTTTTGGGGATTCGATCACAATCGCAGACTTGAGCTTCGACAGAGCACCAGACATACGGGTTTCCATCAGATACTTCTTCTGGTTATAATCGATATCGAAGTCCTCGAAGGAAGTAACAGCACCACCATTATCGGTACCAATGGTGTAGTCCCGGAGATTCACGATCAGAGCATCCACGTTGTTAGACTGCTTCTTCGGATCAACAAGATTCTCAAACAGCGGAACCTCAACAATAGCGGACACACCCATTGCGGCTGCAAGAGATGCATCGGTGTCGTACAAACGACGACCGACCTTATCACGCTGAACCATAAGCTGGCCGTGCTTGGACGGAGAAATAAACATGGTCGGAGTTCCAGAGCCAAGATAACCAGTCTTGGAGGTACGAACACGATCGACAAATGCAGTCATATCCTCATCTGCAGCAGTAGCAACGGAATAGATCACATACATCTCATCATCACCAACGATTGGTCGAATGCACTCACTGTTGATATGATCCTCATCACTTGCAGAACGACCATCACCGATCAGAACCGCACGAGCGATTTCCTCGTCGAGCATGACCTTCATTTCAGACATAAGGAAATTCACAACAGAGAAATCAGTGATGTCGATGATATCATCACGATCCAGCTTCTGCTTCTTATAGATCGTAGTTGGAGTGGTCTGACGCTTGGCGACCTTGAAGATCTCATCCATCTTTCGATTGTTATTATCTCGATCAAGGGTAAAGCCCTTAGCACGAGCCGTATCCTCCGTAAGATCAGCATAGTACGTCTTAATACGCGAGAACGGAGTATGACGAGTGCCACTCAGAACAGTGGAAACCCATTCAGTATCGCGCTTATAGAGTTCGGGCTGGTTTTCAACAGCCTTGGCATCCGGGAAAAGAATACCAATATCCTTGATACCATAGTCCTGGGCATGAGCGATCGCGAAGTCCTTAAACGAAGTCGGATTCTCCTTCGCCACAGCAGTCATGAATGCTTCCTGATCCTCGTGGGAAACATAATCGGCAGTGCTCATTGCCATACCGTTCTTTTCAAAAATGTTCATTGCATCTCCTTCAAAAGCCGAATGCTCGGCAGTGTTATTTTCTTTATTACCAGTGGCATTATCAATAGCAAGGCCGATAAGAGCATAGACTACATTCTTCTGCTTATCGGTCAAAGTATCGAAGACATCCTGAATGGTTTCACCATCGGAATCTTCATCAGAACCATCAGCATGAGAAATATCATCTTCATATTCGGGTTCGTATTCATCATCCATCTGTACGATATCAAAAATATCCGAATGGTTGAGTTCTTCTCCCGAATAAATAACGGCTTCATCATCCAATTCATCAACATTCCCATCGGAGTGCTGAACGGCAACATTATCGATCATAGCACCCGGATTCGCTCCTGCCAGAACCAAACTGACCTCACGAATAACACCATGCTCGACGTTACCACCATTTTGACTCAAATGGTTTGCATAAATAGACAAGGAATTGATGTCTCCATGGGATACGAGTTCCCTTGCCTGCTTTGCAGTCGGCGTATCATTGAACACACCATAGCAATAAACACCATCATCACGATTCTCGAGCAATGCATGACCGAGAACGTTATCCGGCGAATTATGATCATGCTGCCAAACAAGGGGGACCACGTCTCCATCCTGTTCAGCAAATGCATTATGCATGATCGTGCGACCATCCGAGCAACGAATGTTGTTCTTAGTCGCGTAACCGCTGAAATCACTCTTCATTGGTTAGACTCCTTTATTTTTATTTGTAAATTTCTTTATTGACTTTTTTCAAATAATAGAGACCGGCATTATGTATTTTGAACCGTTCTTGTCAAATCATCCATCTCATTATTGGCATCGTCATACTCGTCCTGTTGAATATCATCGTCATGTTCGGAATCGTTTTGTTCCTCATCAATTGGATTAATATTTGCATTACGAAGCTGATCAGCATTGCTATCATCGGATTGTTTAAGTCCAAGAATAGCACGTACTTCATTGGATGTCATGACTTCGGATGATAGAAATACCGATGCCGAATTGGCGAGATCGTTTACAGTAACAAGCCGGAATGGATCCCGAAATGCCTTGATTCGTTGACCTTGGGTTCGAGCAGTCTTCGTAAGAAACGTCGATTGCATGGAATCCGTTATCGCTGAAATGACTGGTTCAATGGTTCCGTTATGGTAATTCAGCATCTCCTGATCTCCAGCAGTGCCATTGGCAATTGCCTCAGAAAAACCAAGATTGTTGTAAAGATCTGTCTTCAAATTCTTGATCTGATCGAGAAGATTATTATCAACTGGTCGATTCAGCTGAGTTACTTTTTCAGTACCATCGGTATACGCGATTCCATATTTGGACTTGGCAAGCTGGTCCTCGATCTGTTTACGACGTTTCTCAGCCTGTTGCATTCGTGCTTCCGATTTAATAGCGAACGGAAGCTGAATTATCATGTCCAATTTTCCAGATACTGTCTTGTCATCTATTTCATCCAAAAGATTCAGTTTATGAATAAGACGTTGAAGTGTCGAATTCGGCTGATTCATTATCGTATAAAATGGATTATTGGCGATCGCGACCATACTCTTCGGAAGAGTTATTTTTTCACTTTCACCAGTTCTGTCGTTATACAACTGAACTTCAACATAATCCGGAAACCATTGATTCACACGTCCAACTCGAAGAGATCGAATATCATAACTATTATTGTTGATTGGACTATTATCCACATCAACTGGAACGATTGCAGCAGCTCCGGCATCAAACATTGTAAGAACAGCATCACGAATAAAATCACGCGATGTCTGATCCTTATTCGCTGCGAAGTGAAGGCAATCATTCAAACCGCTACTGACATCTTTGACGTATTCCTCGTCATCATTGACATAACAATGACGAATCGGAAGTGCCGCAACATCAATTGCGATTTTGTTATATAATGATGTAATAATCGATCGTTCAGTTCCGCCGGAAAAATATGGACGATCAGGATTAGCCCAATTAGACGATCCGATTGATGGCCTAAAATCGGAAGCCGGTTGAAGAAAAGCATTCCAGGCGTGAACTAATCTGTCCGATAATGTTGGCACATTGGCACCTCCTTATAGATTGAAACCGTGATTTCTCAGAAAAGCTTTGCCGATCGTCGCACCAATCTTGACTTCAGCTTGGGCCATACGACCCGCATTTTGAACAAATGCCTTAGTTTCTTTCGGATTTTTGATAGCATATCCAATAGCGGCTGAAGCTGCTGTAGCCGCTGCAAATCCGACAGCTGCAGTTGCCTCTCTGGTAATTGTACGTCCGACCCGTCCAGCGCCTTGACGAAAACCTTTTGTTTTATCGGTAACAGTTCGCTGACGTTGCGCAGACCTTCGAGCCTTACTCAGATCCTGTTTGGCATACGCCTTTTCATATTCGGCTTTATACGTCGGATCCTTAGACTTTTGCTTTACAATGGCATTGATATTTCGTCTTCGGACACCAGCACCCTCACCATAATACATTTTGGCACGTGCTGATTCTTTCGCATCTCTTCGGGCTTCTCGTCGAACACCCCATTTCATGCCTTTGACGCCGAAATGCTCAAGGTAATCCGGATAGTAATAATCATTAATATCTTTCGTCATTAGAACCTACTTATAATTATTACGGATTCTACTGGCAACACTAACTGCACCATATGCTGCAAGCAAGATTGCAGTATTCCTTACTGCATCACATTTAGCTTTCGCAGTAGCTTCGGAAACAGACATGTCATTATCAACTACATACTTAGCCGCCCTCTTTCGAGTGGCATCGTCGAACATGACTTTTTCATAAAATGACGAATTCTTATTAATACCTTTATATGTATCCTTTATTGCATTCTTACGTTCTCGTTTAGCACTTTTATATGCACTTTTGGCCGAGTTCAATTGATCTTTGCCTAAACCAGCCTTACGAGCTTTCTTGTATTCAGATTTTGCATTGAGAACTTTTTGTTTTCGAACACCCCATTTCATGCCTTTGACGCCGAAATGCTCGAGATAATCGTCTTCGTTAATGATCACTTTTATCTCCTTAAATTGTTTAATAGTGTTGGACCATACTGTTTTAGCAAAGATCCGCCTTTTGCAACACCATAAGCAATAACGGCACCTGCAGCCATATCGGCGATCTTTTGAACCGAAGTCTGTTCGAAACGGTCAACAAATTTCTTACCAATACCTTTGTAACTTCTATTGTTTTTATAAGTGTTCTCAAGTTGCAAACGATTGTTTGCTTCCTGAAGTTCACGATTAGACATTTCATAAGGTTTTTTCTTCATGATGTCTCGAGAACGAGTGTAATCTTCACTTGCTACTCGTTTCGTTTTTCTGGATCTAGACGATCCAGAACTCTTCTTATCATGTCGAACGCCCCACTTCATGCCTTTGACGCCGAAGTGGTATAATTCGTCAGCCATCGAATCCTCCTTCTGCCTGAACGTTCAAACGCCATTCAAGCTCAGAGATGTTATTCTTGATGCTTTCAGTGACGAATGAATTGCTTGGTGGATCGAAAAGAAGACGGACTTTGGATTGAATATATGGCTTCAATGCAGCTATGATGCATTGATTATCGCTATAATCAGACCATGTGGTTTCAGATCCATTAATCAAAAAACCATTTTTAGGTCCTATTCCAAGTTGCCAAAGATTATAAAATGCACCATTTATATGATTGGTGATTTCTTCATCAAAAGAATCATCTTCAGGTTCGACACCAAGCATCTTTTTAATAGTGTTAAGAATACTTGATTCCATTTTGACCTTTCATTTGGAGATCGGAGTCCAAAGACATGTATCTCCAGGATGACGTTCAATCGGTAATTTGAGAATCGATTGATCACCATAATGTATAGCATTATGTGTAAGAATAGAACATGAGATCAGATAATTTGGATCCAAGATGGTTATGTCAGAATTCTCCAATGATTCAGGAGATAGAGGACACATATGATGAACCATTATTCGTCCCGGTATCGGGATATCCGAACATCCAAGATCAAACCCACCATCACGTTCTATTACATAATCGCGAATCCGTTTCCATTCACGAGAACGATAGAATTTTTGATTCATGTATCTTTCAGATCCAAAAGTAGGTTCACCCACTCGTCCATGAAGCATTAGATAATTGAATCGTTCATCAAATGTACTCATCTGTTTTAGATCAGAGTATGTTCTAATCATGCGAATGGATAGTATACGTTCTTTCTAGCAGTACTCTTGTAACGCTTCTTGATTTCAGATACAGTAGCCATCTTCTGAATATCCTGTTGTGTCTGTAGCCACTGACGCATGGACTTATTCGAGTATTTCTTACGGGCGTGTCGAACACCCCATTTCATTCCTTTGACGCCGAAATGATATAGTTCGTCAGACATCGAATTACCTACTTTCTCTTATCTTTAAAATTTCATTATTGGATAGTTTGGTATTCGGATGTTGTTTACGATACTTAGTTACAAATTTAGTTTCGATTGAATTCTCGGCTATTTTTATAGTACCCATAGATGCAACGACTGCCGCTCCTTGTGGTGCAAAGGAATTTACTAAAGTATGAGCAGCGATTTTTCCGGTTTCCTTGCCATACAAACCATTAATATAATCGTTCCCAAGTTTAGTAAATTTGTCAACCTTGATCTTGTCAGTATCAAATACGATCAACGGATTCTTTGCAAAATATCCAGAATTCTCTTTATCATTAACATCGCGAATGGCTCCATATCCGGCGTTTTTCAGTGCAGAATAGAATTTCTCATTAAGTTTCTGCTGATCCTTATCATGATTAACCAACAAAGTGTTAAAGGCTTTATAAGTATTATCGCCTATTTTTCCAGAATCAAGTTCTTTCTTTGCCTTACCCCAAAGTCTACCTTGTTTACCTATCGATCCTTCCATAGCTTTAGCAAGAATATCAACTTCACTCTTGAATTTACTGAATGATTCCTTATCATTATCAAGCATGTTCTTTAGTACTTTACGAGCCGACTCAGGAGAAGCAATCTTAATATCTCCAGCGGCCTTCATGGCTTTACGATACACATCGGATCCATCCAGTCCAAGCTGTTTTCCATAAAGACCCTCGTATCTTTTCTGGTCATGCTTATTTACGAATCCATAAAATGCTCGATTCGCTGGCTCTGAACCATCTTTGGTTATTCGTCCGATCCAGTTTCCGTTTTTGAGAATATGATCAGTTACTTTATCATAATGTTTATATGCGGCATAAGCAACCGCAGAACTTACTGCAATTCCTCCAGCGACTTTGAGAATTGTTTCTGTTTTTGCTCTATTATACGCTTTGATTTCGGATTCGTCTTTGCTAAAACCCTGATCAATGTATTTCTTTTCAAGAGCCAGCTGACGTTTTGACTTTTTATTCTGACTTTCTAGTTTCAATCGGGTCTTAGCATCTTCAAATTCACGTCGTGAATACTCAGCCTTAGCAACATTTGATCTTGTAGAGTACCACTTTGCAATCCTCTGATCATATCGCATCTGTTCTCTCTTTTTACCGAGAGATGTCAAGGATCCATCCTCGTTCTGATACTTTCGAACGCCCCACTTCATACCTTTGACGCCGAAATGATAAAGTTCATCAGACATTGGATGCTCCTTATTATACAATTGTCGTATCGACAATTATTTTGTTTCCAATTGCTTTCAATGCTTCAGATGCTGGAGATGCCCAACTATACCCTTTGCCATAACGAGCTTTTAAATAATTCATATAAATCGGACTATGGGCGTATTTGTTTACTGCCTTATTTAAACCATAATTTAGTAAAATCCTACCCTGTGGGGATGCCATTATTGCAATACCACTGGCAGCTAGTCTCACTACACGTTGACGATTTTGTTCATGCTTAGCTGCTTGCACGTAGGTCTTTCCTTTATTCATGGAACGGTTAATTCGTTTGACTCCACGATCGCCATATTTAAAAGAATCATTACGTCGATTATAACTCGTATAGTTCTTATTACGTGGTTCTTTTTGTTTTCGAACGCCCCACTTCATGCCTTTGACGCCGAAGTGTTCAAGGTAATCGTCTTCATTAATAATCACTGTTATCCACAACCTTTCGAATATATAGTATCATTCAAACGAATCTCGATTAAGTTTCCAAGAAATATAAGCATCCATCATTGCGGCAACCGAATCGATTTTTGCTTCTCTTCGAAGCTTTGCCAACTTTCGATTATTATTGGTATCCATAAGGACGATACAATTACCCATGGTGAATGACATGATCTCTTGATCAAAAATCAATCGACGATCTTCGGCCAATTTCTTAAGTTCTCCAAGCGGAACCGACTCGGTCTTAGCACCCTGAATTACCTTTTCGATGGCGAAATCACCGTTTTCCAAAGCCCAACGTGCAATGAAATCTTTGGCATTATATGGATCATAGCCAACCGATCGAACATCGTATTCGTTATCAAGAATAAATCGTTCAAGATCCTCGTAAACCAGATTCATGTCAAGAACGGTTCCATCCATGATTATCAAAGAACCTTCCTTAATGAACTCGTCATACTTCTGACGACTTGCTAATGGAAGTTTTGACAATGTGTATTCGGAAATGTAATTATGTGATTTCACACCAAATGTCTCATTCCCCAATGGGAACATGAACGTGAATGAACAGAAATCATCACCCTGAGAAAGATCACAACCCATTGCGCAAGGCATACCCCAGAAATCACGTTTCCTATGAGGTAGAGTTTCTTCATAGGTAAAGAAGTATGTATAGCCCTCCATAGGAATTCCAAAACGCTTGGCCAAAATATCGTTGCGTGTCGCTGGTGCATTCTCGGCACGTTCGACATCCAACTGATAAGTTTCATAGCTTACAGTCTTACCGATATTCGGATTTGCTTTAATCCATAAATCTGGGTTCGATACTTCCTGTACATCATCAAGTCGATAATAGAAAATCGAAACATGCGGATTGACATAGTCGCCTTTAAGGATCGACATCAATTCCATTTTGATGGTATCACCAGCGGAATTTCGAACGGTACCTTCTGAGGATGTGGCAATGATTACATAGTCATCGATTTTAGATGCACCCTGTTCGATAGCTCCGATGACATCCTCGCGTATATCGCCAGACAACCATTCATCAACGGTATTTATCTTACTTCGAAGACCCTGAAGTTTATCAATAGACATTGGTCGAACTTCAAGCTTGGATCCTGTAAGGAAGTTTTTGATTCCTTCCTTTACGGAAGCAAGTTTAGCCTGTTTTGATTTCGGTCCCATTCCCGGAGCGCATCCATCAGTTAGGAATTTAAACAATGGACCGACCGAACGAGTAATAGCTGTTCGCAATGGAGCCATTACTTCATCAGCCTGTTTCATTGTTGGAGCAACCGTGATCTGATGGGTCGTGGATGTATCGATGACTAGGAAATATGCCTGAACGAATTCATCATACAGAGACTTCGCACCACCTCGGGCAACAATCAAATACTGTTTGTTAATCAAACGTTTCTTGATTCTACGATTTACATAATGACCGCCAGGTTTGTCTTTGTTTGGAACATAGACTGACTTAGTAACGAAATAATACCATCCAAATAATTCCTCACCCCATAGTTTGAATGAATCAAGCATATGGAATTTAGAACCGTCGGTGAGGGTGAGTTCGTTTTCACAGAATTTAATAAAACCTTCAACGGGTTCTGAATCGTAATAGATTCCAGGATTTCGAATAAGATCGTCAATTCGATTCATCTCCATGGAAATCTCACGACATACTGGAATTTCTCCACGCATTACTTTCTGACGAAACTCGCCATAATATTTTGGTGTCGCAGTATTGGAAAATACCATGAAAATTCACCACCTAAATGTTACTAGAAGGAGTTGGACCTGATTGATTCTGATAATGTGATCCAAGATTGGCGGAACCATATACGCGAGCCACTGCTCCGGTTAGTTCGAAGAAACACAATTGACCAATTCTCATTCCCGGGAATATGCGAATCGGGTGGTTGTTCTCGTTCTTTATCTCAAGGGTAATATCTCCTGAGAAACCAGGATCAATAAATCCAGCAGTGATATGAGTCGCCAAACCGATTCGACCCATCGAAGATTTGCCTTCGTATCGAGCCGCTAGATCGGATGGAATATTAACGGATTCATTTGTTGAACCTAGAATAAATTCCCCTGGCTCAAGAGCATAACCTTCATCTGGAATGATGAACTTAAAATATTCCAGATCCCTAAGTGACTTATCAGAAGCGTTAATCTCGCCACTTCCGATATAACGAATGATAGACTTAGAAAGAGTCACATCATAACTACATGGTTGAAGATTATTCGGATCATAAGGAGAGATAAGTTCATGATGAATGGCTAGATCATCAATGGAAACATCATTCAGAATCATACTCGGCACTACTTTCAATTGTCTGATTCGTCGCAGCACCAGAATATGTCTTAAAAGCTTCAATTGCTGCATTGGCGATTCGTGTGTATTCGCCAGAATCCTGTACGGCATTGGTCTTAGCTTCGATCATTTTGGTTTCACACCGAATCTTGGCCTGCTCAAGCTGTTCGCGTGTAGAAGCAAGTTTCAGAAAATGTGTAAGGACCTGTGATGAGGCTGTTCCCTCTCGAATCTGTTTCTCAACTAGATCAATTGTCATGTTGATCAACTGATTCTCACGTCCGGCAACTGTTTTAGCCGGAGGTTCTCTTAGGGATAAAGGTTCGTTCGACTTTGCTCGTCGAGCCATACCAAATCATCTCCAGTTCTCAATTGCTTTGTAATAGTTCAAATAAGATTCGGACTACTAAACAAGGGTATGGATGCTTTTATGCTATGATTGAAAGGAGTTTCCACCGGTTTTTAAGCCGTCATGACGTGGAATTTTGTTTATCAAAGCATCCACACCCCTGCTTAGTAGCCCGAATCACACCCAAGAAGAAAACGACTTTCCAGAAAAATCACCCGCGGAGAATTTTCGAAGGGAGCGGCGATGCAGGAGGGGGTGCGATTTTGGATGAGCCCACCCCCTCTTTTAATCATTTTATATTCAGAAACATAATTATTTTTGAATATTTTCTGGATTTGTTTTCATATCTTTAGATATTCGAATGTAAATACCTAAAGGATCATGAGCTATGATGCGATTCATTGCTTGATTGTACTCATACTCTTGTTCTTCATCTGTCATCTCAATGGATGATGTGATGAATCGAGCAATGTAAGCACATGTATGATAGCCCATACGTTCATCGTATGCATACCAACCATCATAGTCAATCCATGGATTGAAAGGATTGTCAATAGTAGTAAGCATGTATTCTTTATCTGCCATCATCAACTCCTTTCATCTGTATGATTGTTAGTCTTTGTCATCAGAAGTTCCAGCCTTCTTAGGTTCAAGGTTCCTATAGAGAGTGGATGTAGAGATGCCAAGACGCTCTGCTACCTGTGATTGTGTATAGCCACGTTTGAGTAAGGTTTCAGCCATGCTAAGCATAGATGCTGACATACCAGTCTCAGTATGTGGCATAGCCAATTGCTTCAACTTGTCAGGATCTGAGTTAGCCAGTATTCTGCTAAGTGTATTAGCGCTGACTGCATGATTCTGTATGGCTTCCCATTCCTTATCAGTGATGTCAATCTGTTGCTTTTTGGCACCGGTTCTCTGACGGGCCTCTGTAAGACACTGTCCTTTAAGACGTTTCTTATCAGAGTTATCATATTCTGGATGCTCATCCAACTTGATTTTATATAGTTGGTTTGCAACAAACTGGGCTCGGCGTTCCAAAGGAGAGTTCTTTTCTGCAATGTTAAGTTTAGCATTGAGAGATTGAACTTCAGTCGCATACTTCTGCTTGGCTGCTGGATCATACTTGAAAGAACCGGCAGACAGATATGATTTGCGGGTTTGATTTGCCAGGGCCTTCATTTTATTAGCATAGTCTGCATAAATATTTTCCATCTGGGTACCAGTTGAAAGAGAATATGCATCCTTTGCATAAGCCATCTTAGTGGTCTTTGTAAGATAAGGAATCGTCTTTTCGGAAATGATGTTCCCTTCTTTGTCATACTTTTTCTTCACATAAGAACGATTTGTATTCTTATAGCGAAGTTCACCAGTATTTGGATCGATGGGACCACCTTCAGAAGCTTTCCAAAGACGACGTTCGGGAACATCGATCTCAGACTTAGCTCTAGAAATAAGAGTCGAAGCACCACCTGGTTTTCCACCACCAGGTTTGGGCTGATACTTTGCCTTAAGAGCATCAATTCCATTATCGATTTCAGACTGACGCCAATTAAGCTTATGCTTCTCGGCATCAATAACCACCATCGAATGACGAACTGCCCTTTCGATCTCAGACCATTCCGCACCTTTAAGGGTCATGTCTGTAATAAGGTTTGAGACCTTACCCATCTCAGTTCCCTTTTGCTTTTTGGTCATTACTTTCATGCCTTCATAGGCAGGATATGCCTCTTTAGGATCAAAGTTTTTAAGACCAGCAAGCGGAGCTCGAGTCTTAATCTCATGTCTTGGGTTCGGAATAACCAAAACATTATCACCATCGAAATCTGCACCAGAAAGAATTTCAGCAACATGCGAATTAATACCTACTGCATCACTTGGATGAGTTCCCATAACTCGCTTTGCTTCTGCATTTTTGTTGTTGACTTTCAATTCTGGAATTTCGAATTTACCTCCATGTGGGAAACGAATAAGAACTACATCTTCACCATCACGAAGATGAGGGGCGTAGATCTCATTGTCCTTCAAAGAGGTGATCGGTAAAATAACTTTAGTCGCCTGACGTGGCATAGCTGCTGCCTTTAGATCTACAGCCGCTGTGTCGCATTCATCTGCAAACTCTTTAAGCATCTTGGCTTTTACAATCGGATTTGTCAGACTCATAATATCATCATACTGACTCTTACGAACCTGGTAATCAATATCCAATTGTTTCTTGGCAAGACTCTTGTCCTGTTTTGAAAGCATCTGAGATGGAAGCACAGACTTCCATTCCGACCAAACACCTTCTCCATTGACAAGATTTATAGCGGACTGCTTCTGGTTTCCGTCCTTATCGATATAATGATAGTTCTTGAAGGTTGCACCGAATGGAATATCCCAATCGATATCACCTTGGCTACCATCAGGATTCTTGACTTTCTTCAAAGGCTTCAAAACATCATCAATTTCATTTGTCTTTCCTGTTTTAGGATCGACTCGATGCTTGTTCGTGTTGAATATGATGTCAACGCCTTTAGGGAAGTCCTTTTCTTGACCGTAGACAGCCATACCTTTCAAATATGACTTATCTCCAACATTAATTCGGACCTGTGCGTATAGCATATTTCCCATACGAAGATCAGCAGCCGAAGGACGAATCTCCATAACGCCATCTTTTTCGATTCCGCCTTCTTCATTGTAACGAATTTTCACTCGTTTAGGATCGACGGAAATCGGCCTTTGAAATTTCGAACCTTGTCCCTCAGGATGTTTTTCATCAAGAGGATTTGCGATTGATTTAAATAAGGATGGATTATCCCAAATATCCTTCACAGTCGTTCCTGGAGCCAATAGAACCTTAATATCAGTGGTATTATCTGGTCCACTCGCTCCAAGTTGCTTAACATAAAGATGACCAACATGATAACCTTCATTTTTAAGCATCTCAGCTGCTACTTTTAGCTTATCGGCTGAACTATTCAAATATAGCTCAGTCGACTTGCCAATATCGACACATCCTTTTTCACCAATGGTATCTTTGAGATTTGTGGCGATTGTCTGAGCGACGTCAGTGCGAACTTTCAAAGAAGGATCCAGCCAATTACGAACCGTGGATTCATTGGTATTCATTCGCTGAGCGATGGCCACATTAGAATATCCCTTTTTCTTCAGGCGGTATGCCATTGAAATATTCGCTTGACGTTCCTCTGCGAGCGCAATGGACTTTTGGGCCCTGTATTGGGTTGTAGTCATTCCGAGAGCTCGTGCAATTTCAGTCTGTGTAAGACCTTTACTCGCAAGTTCTCGAGAACGACCTAAAAATCCAGGCTCATGCTGATATGGATCTTCACCAGATCCCCATTTGTATCGACCGGAACGACGTTTGACACCTTCGTGCATCAAATATGATTCTTCAAGCATCATACGCCCTTTCTAAATCAAAGTTCCTGCATTCGTTCTTTTTCCTGATTGATGAGATCATCGAAGTGAATGATGCGACCCATAATATCATGAATCTCATCCACATTTGGATGATCATCTACGAAAATATCATCGTTCTGATAGATGCGGAATTCACTTCTGATATCTTTCGGATCGATGTTGTATTCAAGACAGAACAATGCACCGTAAATATAAAGCTGAGTCATCTTAGCTGGATGCGAACCAGTCTTAAGATCATGAATTCGAAGAAGTCGACCATCAAAGGATATAGCATCCGATGTGCCGAAACAATTTGGAGAATAAAACAGAACAACTTCTGGACTCATATGGAATCGAATGGCATCATTCACATGCATATTCAAAGTCTTATGAGTATTCGGAAGTTTAATTTTCTTACGAATAAGCTGTTCCGCAATCGCATGGAGTTCGGTTCCTTCTTGGGCAGCCATGCTCGAGTGATAAACCTCTAAAAGATGATCGTCATCGTAATTGGTCCAGGCATATTTGCTTGCTCCCAAAAATGCGTGCATACCTTCGAGGTTATGATGATCATTAAACTGCATTACGACTCCTTGAAATATGCTATCGTCTGATCAATTACAGAATCCATGTTGGAAGGATCAATGAATGATGCAAAACCATCCTGATTCATCATCTTGACATAAAAATCCTGATTCGGTCGATGCCTTGCATTCGGATCATTCTTAACTTCAAGAGCAGCAAATCGACCATGATGTAAAACAAGCAGATCTGGAATACCTTGCAAATATGTTGGATCTGTCTTGATAACGATGCATCCAGGCATTCGTTGTTTCAGCTCTTTGATCACCTTTGGCTGAAATCTTCGTTCGAGTGTCATGAAACTCACCTTTCAAAGAATATAGAAGCTAGGAAAATGCTCCGAAAAAGAGCATATTGTATGCCTATCTTCCATTATGTGCGATGTTATGAATCCGAATCGTGCACAGATGAATCAGCAATATTCAAGGTGGTATCCAAAGAAGTTTGGCTTCCGTCCTTTGAGGACATCGTAGATCTCACTGGCACTGCATCCAAGCAAATATGACATTGTGGTCACATCGGTGTATGTCTTTCCGGTTTCGATGATACGAACCGGTTTGTGAGATTTGCTTCTCCAACTATCCTTCCAGCAAATATGGATACTATTGACAACTCCTCGATTACCAGGATGGTTGAGGGCTTTGAGGATCGCATCTTCGGTCGTCTCCAGATATAAAGCTGCAGACTTCGGAGATGACAATGTCTTCTGATCCTCGATTACATAAACTTCCTTACCCATTTCAAATTCCTTTTCTAAACAAAAATAAAGGAGAGATGTTTTCGCTGCGCATCTGGAATGATCCTATGAGTTCAACTTGCTGAATATGCATGCGAACAAAAACATCTCTCATATAGTGCGATGATTTGAATCCGATTAATGCACAGATTAATCAGACTCGTATGAAGTGGTATCCATGTATGTCATCTATTCCTTCTTTCGAAATATAAGCCAGATAGCCGATGCAACAATCGCCGAGACCTTTCTTCTCGAGCCATCGCATGGCATCTCGTGCTGAATCGAATATAGTTCCTGTCTCAACGCATTTGATTGGGATTGGTTTATGCTTGGGCTCTTTATGGTGAAGTCCGTAATTGATGCTTGCTCGACCTTTAGGTTTGCTTGGCCAAATATCTGTGTTGTATGGTTCTATCTCATAAATAAGATCGGCTTGATCCATTGCAACAAGATTTGAAAGCTCATCATTTTCTGGATCCATGTCATCATGCATTATGACATAATATGAGTCATTAAATTCAAATTCCGGATGGAACGCCCAATATACCAAACGAGCTACCTGTCGATTAGATCCTCCAATACATACTTGCGAATATCCGTTTCGTTTAAACTTTCTTAAGATTCTTTCTGTTTTGGTTCTGCGAATATCACCTTCATCAGATGCCTCGTAATTCGGGAAACCCGGAATCTGTCGCCATTCTACCATTGTTGTTCCTTTCAGAAAATTTTTACTTCATACATTATAGCATTTTATACTGGTTTCTTATTTATGTGTATTTTTTCTTATATTATTATTATTTTATTCTATTCTATTCTAATAGTAAAAGCTATAATGTATGAAGTAAAAAGAAACCATCCTCGAAAAATAAGCCCAAAAGTCCCAAAAACGTTGGAATTTCAACGTTTTCAGCACTTTTGAGACCCATAAACCATCCTCGAAAAATAGACCCAAAAGTCCAAAAAATCAAAGTTGTGCACAGATGAGCATTTTTCGAATACCCCCTAACTTGATGAAAAATTCGGATTTTTTCATCAATTTTTCGAGGTTCGAAAAATGCTCATCTGTGCACACCCATTTTTCAAGGCCCTTCATTTGTGCACATGCACAAATGAAATCGACCAAATCACCATGCATTTAGTGTCATAAATGGCTCCAAATCTACTGAAAAATCGGTCGGAATAGGCACATCAAACACCTTTCTACACTTGTGACAGTACACTTTATGTGTCAAATATACGTCATTCATGCTTGAAATTTCGGATCTAGACATGCCCCAAGGAAGTAATCTTGGCGAAATATCTAGTTGATTCCAATGAAAACAGTGGTTTTTACTTACAAAATCACGCACACAATCGATAGCAATACCTGAAATATACGGTAATTCCTCGATTCCGCATACGAATTTCGTGCGTTTATGGCACCCAATACAGTATGCACGCATCTCAAAACCGTCATTTCCATACATTCCGACCAAATTTTCGAAGTCATTCGGGTCTTTTGGGTCAAAATCTTCAGGATAAATATCCGGAATCGTTATGGCACACACCGTATTGAAGGGGCATTTACACCCCAAAAGGGTTCTAGCCATACGATATGCGCCCGCGACTTCATCATAATCCATCTGAAACTTCACTATGCGGCCTTTCCGAAGCTGTCTCCGACCGATTTCTTAAGGAATCTGATGGGTTGGAACTTCTTTTTGAGCTTAAGAGCCCTAAGTATGGCCACATCGATAGGTGCAAAGCTCCGGAGCAGGTAGTAATTCAGCTCCTTATACTTCGTATTCATTCTATCAATGCGTCCAGAAGCCTGTTCCATCACCTTATATGAGTAATTCAGACTGTAGAATATGATGGTATCCGTCGTGATGCAGTTCCAGCCTTCGCATCCAGCCGTGTATTGCACCAGATAGATCCATTCATCACTATCCGGAATATCCTCATGCTTATGTCCGTTCCACTCGGCCACCTTGATACCGGTGAGATCATGAAGCCTCCTTAGTTCCTCCAGTTCGGCATCAAGATTGTAGAATATGATCGTACGTTTTCGTTCTATACAGATCCTCACACACTCTTTGATGCGTGAACGATCCGTATTCACGATCTTACGCAATGCGATCATAAGCTCGGATATGTTCTGAATTGGCTCATTCGTATACGGATTCAGCCTGAATATGCTACCATCCGGCTGTATAATACCCTTCAGAGTCGATTTATACAGATTTTTGTCGTAGTCACAGATGATCTGATATACTTTCCTATGGGTATCACGCTCGATCTCCATAGGAACCAGTATCATTTGCCTAAGACGTTTCAGATGGTTTTCCTCGATCCATTTATCGACCTTCGGAAACTTCGCATATCGAGAATATACCGCGTGTCGATTCATGAATTGTGTTTTGTTCTTATAGAACCCATTGGCCACGAAGACCGGAATATAATCACTCCAGGTATCACCAGGCGTTGCAGAGAGCAATATCCAATGATTATGTGCTGCGATCTTATAGAACGATTTGACCCATTCACCGCTTCCAACAAGACGTTGTTCATCGAATATGAAGAACGCGCCTCGCACATCGACGAAATGACCTATGTTGTTCCACGACTGGATCGTGATATTGATACCGCCCATTTTCCGGTTCTCACCGGATTTCAGGTGGTATTTGAGCATATCGGATTCCCATTCGAGATTATCACGCTTCTTTGCTGTCGTGATGATATAGAGATCCGGAGATCCCTTCTCTGGAATATAGGATACTCCGTCCTTTCCTTCGACTGATTTGCTTCGACATTCACGTGACAGATAATATGCAAGAGACGTCAGCGATTTACCAGAACCAACACCTCCAGCCAATATCTTTCCAGAACGAAGGCGCATTACCGCCTCGCGTTGTTCAGGCATTAACTTTACCATTAGTAACTCCTAATATAGTCCGTCTAATCTTCGAAAATGACCGAATGGATCAGCATCCTCGGATGTGAATATCGTAGTACCAGGAACAGTATTTGAAGAAATATCATACGCTCCGGTTATCAGAAACTGAATGCTTCTGTTATCGTTCACTCTTTGGGTAACGGTACACTTGTCTTTGGATCCATAAATGAGAATATCACGACCGCTCGGAGTTGCAATACGAACCTCGACAGTATTCGGAGGAAGCGGAGGATCCAGCGGAAAACTGTAAATATCAGTCATTGTTCTCTCCTTTGAAGTCGATATATTGATCAAGATCTTTACGGGTATTCTTATAACGCTTATCCAGTTCCTTCTGCATGATCTCACGGATCTCGATAGTGGAATCTATAGCCATCTTGAAGAAATCAGATTGACGAAGACAAATCGGTTTTTGGAATCCCTCGAACTTTGAATATAGCTTATCAAAATAGTCCGCCTCCCAGGCATTCACATGTTTGAAGAAGAAGTCCATAATATCATGGTAGGCATCGAGCTTTCCATAATCATAACCAATCTTGAACTCGTCTCGTTTGCTGTTGTCGTATACATCAGACATTTGATATTTTGTCATAATCAGATCTTTCCACTCTTTGAGAATTTATCATCGACAATTACCGATGTAAATCCCGATGCACCACACGATTGACACTCACAATATAGATCAAGAGACCAATAGTCCGGATCCCTCCAGTCATGATGGATAAAATTCAGTCGTCCTTTATCGATCGAACGATCCCAATCGACAAATATAATCGGATTATCTGTCGGACATTTGGCGTCATGATCCTGTTCAATCTTATTGCGAATATAGTTTTGATCAAGATCTTTGAGAGTTAGTTTTGTTGGATCAAACTGCATGATGGTTCCTTTCACATTATTCCATGCATCAATTTATTATCGAGTTCTATTTTATCGAAATTACGAATATAACGGGCAACCGTTCTGGAATCAAGGCCAATTATTCGTCCGATAGCGCTGAAACAGGGATGTGGTAATGTATAATATAGATCTATGGCTTCATTGGCATTGAAGAACTTCTCTTCTTCTCGAGCTATATGATACATTGTTACGAGCTGTTCATTGGTGGTTATTGCATATTTATCATTGAAAGCTTCATCATGAACTCCATTTCGATAATCATTTAGAAATGTATGCCAGTCTTTCTTATTAGGTTCCGAACTCCATTTACTTGGGAAATATCGTGTGTAACGATCTCTGCGTGATTTCTCATATGGTACAAGATGCCATCCATGCCAGGTGTTGGTGCGACACATAAGGGCATTGCGTATAGCTTGACGACCAGAACCATATTGGTTCATCAATGATTGGATTGTCGGAAAATATTCATCAGTTTCATATATGAACAGATCGAATTCGTTTGACATGATAAACTCCTAAAAATATAAAGCCATGTATAAAGGGCTCTGGAGATCTTTCGATACTCGCAGAGCCCTTTGTTGTTAAAATATCAGTCTTCGATGGACTTCACAGCAGCGAAGGTCATCGTGTTACCGAACGAATCAGGTTCATCCTGATATGCATCCTCGAACGGATCCTCATCCATCTCCACATGAAGAATCCTCAAATATGCGGTGACGGTCGGATTGCCTTCACGATCCTTGTTATGATAGGCATTGAACGAAATATCACCGATGCTGAACTCCCTTGGAGAATCCAGGATCGCGACATTCTCTGAAGTCAGAAGACGACGTCCGTGGGATCCATGAATATAGATCTTCGGATCGAGTTCGGGATTGTCATCGTGATAACGAACATTGACCTTCATTGTAAGACGGGTCGGAAGCTCCGGATCATTCGGAACACGTTCCTTGATGTTGAAGCCATAGTCCTTAAGCTGCTTTGCAATCTCTGGAGTCAATTCGATGTTGAAATTACGATTGCCTTCGTTGTTGTAAACACCCTTTGCTCCGGAGAAATTCTTCCAAAGAAGCGGAACATTCTTGATCGCGACGCCGCTACGATCCGGATCGAACTTGACGAGTTCTTCGATTTCAGTGTTTGCCATTTTGTTTTTTCCTTTCTGGAATGTAATTGATTTGTTAGAATAGAATTTCGTTGAATACAATGATTGTCATTACTATTACTATTAAGAATAGAATACGATCGATCATTGGACACCCATACTGGCACGGAGCAGTTCATTCAGCTGATGGCTCTTACCGGTTTGGTAACCAATATAGAACACAACTGCTGCTCCAAATAGAATTACTTCTGGATGATCCGAAATATACTCATGAACGGCGGTCTTTCCATTCTTAACCATTTCATTGGCATTGATGGTTTCGTTGTTTTCCATTTTGTTCTCCTTTTGCTTAAACAGATTTTTACGAACTGGAATATTTACTTCGAATTTCATTTCGTTTCCTCAATTTCCATACGATTATAAGCATGAAGTGTAATATCATCGATCTTGTTAATCGGTCCGGAAATTCGTACAAGTTTTTGGCAGCCAGTGCACATGAGGATCGCTCCATATGCTTTTTCGCCATCGGAATTCTCGAATACATAATTCGAGATAAAATTCACAGGTGCCTGGCAATCACAATCCAGAATATCATCGATGAGTTCACTGTATTCATCAACTTCTGGAGATTCGTTTTTCATGATTATCCTTTCAATCAAAGAATAAGGATCCATGTTTCCATGAATCCAAAAATATAATGAAAGAATTCAGCAATCGGCCCAACGAAAACCTAATTGCGGTAGGTGTGGAAACGTCCACACGCCTTCGTGTCTTACCTTTTTATTATCCTTTCATTATAAGCCATGTTTTTATCGCGAGGATAACCAACTAATGAAGGTCGCAGCAATTATAACGACTACGAAACAAATAGTGTCATTTAGCGTCATTTAATAATTTCTCCATTGTCTTGTTTGATTTAGGATTCAGTAAAATATGGTGAGCATACATAATCAATAACGAATATGCAGATTAATAGAATCACAGAACAAATAATATCACTCATTGTTGATTCTGTATTGCAAAGCCATACCATAACAAGTATGAAAATTAGTAATGCCATTAAAACAACAATGATATCAGTTAACACCATTGAATAGTCTTTCCATTGTCTTGTTTGATTCCGGATTCGGTGAAATATAAGGTTCATCTGAAACAAACCATCCATAGTCACCTCGTTCATTGATCGCTCCAATTGCATCATCGGCAAGTTTTTCGTAATATGACATGTCGATTTCATTATTGAGATTACGATCACGGACTATTGATGCTTCTTTCCACCGATAGCCTTTTGCTCCAGTGGCACTTGAATATCCTCCTTTGCCATCGCTTCTGACAAGTTCTCCACCGCCGAAACCACTTTTGACTGGAATGAATGCACCAACTTTTCCAACGAATGAGTAATTATGCTCATCTGCTGGTAGATCTTCATTGAAGTCGAGATATAGTGATGTCTGTACACTTTTAGTCTCCGATAGATCCGATAGGCTGATTGGCTCACCTGAAAATAAGGTCTTGAATACATATGGAACCTGAAACTGCAACCCTGTAGCGGTCCATTCACCAGCGTGTTCACCCCATGCGGAATGAGCAATATACGTGGACTTATTGACAATGCAAAGCTTGTCATAAGTTGCCTCGTGTTCGAATGTGTATCCATACTTATGTCCAAAATCAGTCACCCAGTTGATAATATAATCATCAGCATCTGCGATCTTGATCGAATCAGTTTTGATGTGGACTACGGTATAACCCATCTCCTGGACTTTATGCTTCAGCGTGATCATAAATAATGCACCACGCTTGGCAACTTTATTGTCCTTGTTTCGATCTCCAGGACCAGCTGCGACATCGTTGAACCTTGTCGGAAAATGCGCCGAAGTCAGACCATAAACAGAATTGATCGGAATCTTCAATGCTGTTGACAGGATCTTCTGGTTCTCACGAAGCTCGGCATCTGTGAATTTGTTGTCCAGAAGCTTTTCCGCGGTTGCGAAATCTCCATGTTTGATTGCGATACGCGTATCCAGAATATCCTTGTATCGTTTTGTATATGGTCCGAACATGTTCATAGCAATGATCGAATGCGGATGCATCGAAGCAATATCCAGCAATGCGACATTACCGAACATGCCACCTAGCATTGGTTTGTCAGTCATGATTTCTGTAATACTCCTCCGAAAGTTCATCGAGTGATTTGGCTAATGAGGGCCAATTCCTTCTGACCCTGTCTTTCATATTACGATGATATTCAGGACACCTGCCTTCAACAGACCATGCCAAAATAACATCGACAACTGATCGATTTAAAGCCTTGTTACTCATTATTCATCTCCGAAAAATAGAGCAATGGCGAGAAATATCACGATAATAGCAATACCGATCAATGTCTCGCCACTGAAGTTTTCAAATATCTCTTCAATCATACAGCCACAGGAGCCTTGATTGCGGGATGACACTTGTAGTTTTCCAGATGGAAGTCTTCAAGCTTGTAGCTGAAAATATCCTTGGCTTTATCGATCTTCATCTTCGGGAAAGGATATGGAGTTCGATGAAGCTCTGTTTCAACCTGATCGAGATGATTCAGATAAATATGGCAATCGCCACCAGTCCAGATCAAACGTCCAGGTTCAAGACCAGTCTGTTGGGCCATCATCATAGTCAACAGAGAATATGATGCGATGTTAAACGGAACTCCGAGGAACATGTCTGCAGACCTCTGATAGATCTGACAATCAAGACGTTCGGATTCCGTAACATAGAACTGGAAGAACGTATGACATGGAGGAAGAGCCATATCAGGAATCTTGGACGGATTCCAGGCACTCACAATGATCCTGCGAGAATATGGATCGTTCTTGATAAGATCGATGGCATTCTGTATCTGATCAATATGATCGCCATTCCAGTCACGCCATTGCTTACCATAGATCGGTCCGAGATCTCCATTCTCGTCTGCCCATTCATCCCAAATATGAACACCATTGTCATTCAGGTATTTGATGTTGGTATCACCATTGAGGAACCACAGAAGTTCGGCAATTACACCTTTCAAATATACCTTCTTGGTGGTAACCAGTGGGAAATATAGCGACAGATAGAATTCCATCTGGAGACCAAATGTCGACAGAGTACCAACTCCTGTTCGATCCTTACGAATGGTTCCGAGATCGACTACCTTTTTCAATGTCTGTTCATAAATATCGTTACAGAATGTTGTGGAATCACGAAGATGCGCGACTCTGACAAAATCATTGTCCATATATTTCAGAACATTCTTATACATGTCTGGAAGGGTTTCTTGAATATCAGTCATGATTAACTCCTTTTATCTATTAGATGAAAAATAGTGCTTTATCGTCTTGAAGATAACTGCTAACCGCAGTGGTATTCGATTTTGACAGATACGTTACTTCGTAAATACGATCATCGCTTGGTTCATCTGTTACGACAAACGCATAGTAATTCCCACAAATATATCCACTCGATTTGATAGACAGATTGTAATCTCTTTTCTGTTTTAAATATCCCTTCTTATCGATATAGCGACGAACCGCATATTCGATTAACTGATAATTCATTGTTCCTCCCATGGATGTTTAATATTCATATAATCCTGATCGACATCGCCATTCTCCATGCCATACACAAATACGTAACCGCCTTCCGACGGATACTCGCCCATATACTTGGACTTTTGATCCTTTGGTGCATACGGATCAAATGTATAGCCAGGAAATAGTTCAGCAAGATCCGGATAATTAAATTTGCTTTGTGGATTACGCTCGTCACCGAATATGATCTTGGCTGTATGCGTATTGTTGGTATCGTTTACTGTAAGACCTGAAAGCTGAGCCAGAATTTTACGAGCTTCGAAATCACCACTTAGATGATTGAAGACTGCCTTTGTGGCTCGAACATCGTCCTTACAATATGATTCCACCAATGGCCATTGCTCTTTTGGAATATCAGAATCCCAATCCATGCCAAGCTCATGATGATCGATTCCCAATTCGATCTCCCATTTCTTAAGAGATTGCTTCTTTGATGAGAAATCGTAGATATCCGCATATGAGATGTTGTATGCTTGACCGAATAATGCATCTTTTTGACCAGATACAATACGTTTCGACAGATCATACAATTGGGCATTACTATAATTAAGAAATCCCCAAGCATAGAGAATATGATTGTCATACTTACGGTTATTGAATCCGACCAGATTCTGTTCCATAAGCGTGATAACGGATTCCCTAGGTGGATTGATCCATGATCTGACAATATCGGAATCACTATCCATAAAGCAGATCATAAAGAGATTCGGAAACACCTCGACATCGTAAAATATGATTTTATCCGTGTTTGACGGATTTAATCCCTCTGGCATTTTTTCAGATTGGAATTTCATATTCGTCACCACAGTCAGGCAATAATCTGCCCAATGTGTTGATCCCATGGCGAAGTGCATGACCTTTTGTTGGAGATCTCTGACATCATAAACCAAGCCTTGCTCATATGCCTCATCCAGTACCTTTGCGATGAAATCGATACTTGGTTTGGTTCCAGGTTGGTACTTTTTGAGAAGAGCATTCTTTATGATGTTCCTCAGATGCCTTTCATCCTGAATCTCCTGTTGATTGATCAAGGTCTTTTCTCCTTTCAACGGAAGTCCTGAGGAAATATGGGCCACTTCGAGATCATTACATCTGGATAACTGTCGTCTTAAAGACGATTTGCCTTTGTAAACTTTGATCTCAATATGAGTACTGTAAAGATTCTTCAATCTCGATACATCACCATCATAAATATAATGGAGATGCAGACCGTTTCCGGACTTTGACACTTCAGTATATGTAGGAGGAAACTCAGAAGCTGCTTTGATATTTGCTTCCAGATTCTTCTCTCCATCCTCACCTCGTACATCAAAGTCGAGAACAATATGATTCTCGGGTACTCTGACCCAATGAAGTTTCTTGGTATCAATATCTTTCAATGTGGTTTTTACATTGTCCCATGCCTCCTTTGGAGCTCCGGATTCATCGTTTCTGGCATATTGAGCTTGATAATCTGCAGCAAGTTTATCGAACTCAGAAATATCAGTATCCAAACGGATCCAGCTAGTCGGTGTTTCGGTCTTTGTCTTTTTCGATGTGAACTTGTCATATTTGAATCCCTGGAATGTGACATTACTTCCATGTCGTTCCATTGTATCAAAATATGTCTGAAGTTCATACATGAAGTCGGAACGTTTAAGCATTACATTGACTTTGAAGTCATCCGCCCATGCTTTATACGTTCTCCACAACATTGCGAGACTCAGTGGATCATCGGTATCGAATATCTCGAATTCATCCTGAATGAAATTATACACATCATTCGTTCGAGCAATCATATCAGTTGGAATATATCCATCATAATATGATCGACCGAGATTCCGATAAATCTTCAGACAATGATCGGCAATCGCCCCGAGCTCGAATTTGATTCCGTCAAGATCTTTGAAATACTCATCCGGCTTTATTTTCTTACCAGTCGGATGAATATCAATCAATCTTCGAATCAAACCAGATTTCGAGTCAGTTACTTTTACCGGATGATTCGTAGCCATGAATAACATGGTGCGAAGTTCGATCGGATACTGTTTGACACCTTTCTCATTCACCTGTATAGTTTCGTGAGATACTATCTGGTTGAGAATCGTGTTATTCCATAGACGTGACAAATCACCATCATGTTGAATCGCCACCAATGGAGCATTTCGGAATGCAGCAGTTGCAAACTGATATCCTTTACCGAGATCTTCAGCTGAGAAATATGCGATGTATCCAGGAAATAGTTCTTCAATGATGTTCAAAATCGTCGATTTACCAGTTCCAGGATCACCATAGATCACGAACATCTTTTGGATCTTCTGAATATCATGACCATCAATCATGGCTCCGATACCCCACTCTAGTTTTTGTCTCTCAGCTGGAGCATAGAGTGTCGACATAAGTTCCTCATAGCAAGGACACTTACCCGGTTTGATTGAATAATCAAGTTTCAGTGTCGCATAATCTTCACGCTCTGGAACCTGATCAGAAAATATCATCTTCTGATTCAGGGTTCCAGGACTATTATCAAGGTTTCTTAGGAAACCCAAATATCGATTCCAACACCCATTGCTTCCATCATTCATGAACATTGGTGCGACAACAGCACCATCTTTAGATTCATAGGAATCATAGAAGTTTTGAATATCATTGTCGATCAGTTTACTGAGTGTTTCACGTTTCTGAGACCACAGATGAGTTGAAGGATCATAGACAGCGTAGAACTCGCCTCCTTTTACCAACAAATCATGAAACCCTCGGACCTTCGGATCTGCATAGATTTGTTCATGGCCTTTGGTCGTAGGCTTCACACGAATCTTTACCTGATCCAAGGTTACTCCTTTCACTCAGAAATATGATTCTCAGTAATCCAATATTGCATCTGCCACCATAGTTCGATCGTTCTAAGATCACACGGAGGTTTCTTCATAGGAAACAATCCACCATGTTCACCATTGTAATCATAGTCATGATTCAATGTCACACGAATATGGTTTCCGATCGCTTCGTCATACTCATCGATATCTTTACCGATGAAATATGAAAGTCCCATGTTCTCAATGAACATCGCATACCATTCTGAAATATCATGAACGTATCCGCATGTTTCCTCACAACGGGACGCTAGTGCGATCAATGCTTCAAAAACAGACGCATTCGGAGAATCATCGCTTGGCTTGATTCCATGAGAATCAAAATATGTTTGTCGCATGTATAATCCATCGGAATTTCTGTTCTCATCCATACGAATGGGCGAATAGAAATAATGTTGATGAATTGCCCAGTCTAGAACTGGATCGAAATGAACCAGACTTTCAAGCCACTGAAAATATGATTCATCCTTATTGTAATTATTAACGCTTGTTCCTTCCACGAGTCTCCTCCATATCATCGGCTAGTTCCTTGTTAAACTTACGAGGGACTACTCGACTATCTTCATCTGGAATGCCAAGAACTTCATTCTGGAATGATCCGGTATGTCTTGTAACAATATAATCGGTTTCGAGTTCATCATTGCGACAATATACGACATTTGGATCAGACGACATCGAATTCTTTCCAAAATGATTCAGAACAGTTAGATCTATTAAATGAGATGGATTTGGAACAATATCTCTGCCAAGTGCGAGAATATCATCCACTTCATAATAGTCGAGTTCTTCAGTATCAAGGAATTCAGGCATGTCATGATGCTCTTGTTCACTGATCTGATACATTGGTTCTTTTTCATCAATGGAATTAATGAATCGTTCTTCCTTAATATTAATCAAAATGGAGTTCTCAATATCGGGATCCCCACCTGCATTATCATACTCAGCTTGTTCATCATCAGTCAATGGTCCATCCCATCGCTTATTGCCATCATTGATGACATACCTACCGAAAAATCGTTTAGTCATCGCAAATTCTTTCTCTGATTGCTCTTCTGCATCATCAGAACGAAGTCCGCGTTCAGACTCAGACGATCGATCAGTCTCGTAATCGTTCGAATAATCCTCATCAGTCGATTGAGTTTCTTCGAATTTCTTTTCATAATATTCCTCATCTCTGTTGATGGCATCAGGATTCCCCTGATCCGCGACCAACTGATTATTCTGTTTCAGTTCTTCCTTTACGGCATCAAGCTGGGACTCGTAAAAATCGAGTTCTTTATCCATTCGAGCCGTGCCCCGTTTCGTGGATTCCGAAAGGGAATCATATGAATTCTGAATCTTTTCGATTTTCGCGAGAAGCTCACGTTTGTGAGACTCAAGTTCATTGATCGAATCGTTTAGCTTGTTCAACGGAACATACTTACGATATACCAAATATGCTCCAACACCGACAATCGAAGCTCCAGATAAAGCTCCAATCGAAAGCATAATCAGATCGTGCTTGTCCATGATAACCTTTCTAAAATAAAAAGGGTCATGCATTCTTATGAACACATGACCCTTAAAAACATATCAGATGTGATCGTAAATAACGGAAGAGCCATCAAGATTGAAATTCAGCTTGATGCCCATCTTTCCGTCCCATGCGCAATCGTTTACCGAATCCCAAGCTTGACCAGAGTCATCAATAACACCAAAATCAACATAGGCGTCCTGATGATCAGCATCATACAGCCATCCGACAACACGGCTTGCTGGAGTCTGAGTGATACCCAGCCAATCATAAATATCGCTTAGGAACAAATATCCATGAGCATAAAGATAATCGTTCGCTTGGGACGCGACAGCCTCCAGATGAGCGACATTCAGTTCAGGATTATTTTTGCACCAGAATGGAGAGAATTCATCGAAGAATGCCTGGGAGAAATCTGGCATATGATTGTCTACAGTTTTCTTCTTTTCGACAACCTTACCTTTCTCATCCTTGACTTCCTCAGTCAAGATCTCATTATAGAATTCACGATCCTTTTCGGCACCATACTCGTCACGAACATGAGCACGATAATCCATGAACTTGTTTGAGACAGCTGCGAATGCCGCACTCAGAGCAGCATTACGCTTCGACATGATATTATGAGCCGAGAGAATGCAGGTGATGCTCAGACCAGTCAGAATAACTGTCGGCATATATAGACGTGCAAAGGAAATAGCACTCTTCATGTACACAACGGTCTTGTCCGAACGTTGCTTTTCGACAGGATATGTAAGAGTATCATCGTTCTCGACAGCCTGTTTAGCCATCTCAATCTTATTCATGTTTGCCTTATGTGTATCCAGAATGGAATCACAATGAAGCGTCGAGTTAACTGCAGTGGCAGTTGCACCGATGCCAGCTACAATGCCGACAGCGGTCAGGATTTCAGGAGAGTACTTCTTGGTGACGAGGATTACTCGATTGATTCCAAGAACCATTTGCTGTTTGATGCCCATTTAAATATAACTCCTTAGTTGAGCGTTTTCAATTCTGCTGAACCATGTTCAGTCGTTTTAAATTCAAGGATCCGTCCATCATAGGTCAGAATAACCAAAGACCTTGGCAGATTCTTCGGATCATAAATGCGAAAGCGATACTCTCTTGCTTTTGGAACAAGTTCCGGAAAATATGATGCGAATCGATCCTTCCAAATCTTTAGAAGACTCTCTTCAGTTTTATCCTCATATGTTTCCGCAAGAAAATCATATACACCTGGTATTGTCGATGCGTTAGTATCAGTAATCATCCTTCTGGATGCTCCTTCCGGTATTTGCGAGCACTCTGCAATCGCATGAGAACTGCGAATACCTGCTTATCTGACATGTGATTTACTTTATGAGCCCAGCTGGGTGCGCTATAGAATTTAGTCAACTCTGCTCGGGCTTGTTCTGCGCTTACCATCATATCTCCTCGGTCGGCGGAAGTTCCATTAGCCATCCTTCTCGGATCTGACGGATCTGGGCACGTGCCATCGATCGCCATCCCCACTTTTCATCAGTAAATGTCGCTTGGGATCCTTTACCGATTGCGTGTAGAAAATCACCAACAGTGGCTTGTCCCTTACGCTCGATTAGTTCTGTCAAATATGTCAGAACCTCATCGGCTTGATCCCGGGATGGAGCAATGAAATTACTGAACTCGTGAGTATCTCGTTCACGTTGAGTAAGTTCGCGAAATCCGCGCTGCGACGATTGACGATTGCTGTAGTATTGACCATAGCTTGTGAATTCACGACGACTCGGACGTGCTCCACGTGTCGGTGCATCGTTTCCATAAATAAGACGGTCCATACCTTTAGTGACAATATCATGCAGAAGATCCTTGCCGGTTGGGATGATGACATCATAAATGATGCACGTCATCACATCCTTGACATCTCCACCCAGAAATGTCTCCGCAACCTTCTGGGCTTTGTTCTTCTTTTTCTCAACGAAATTGTTACCGATCACTTTTCGATCTTCAGTTGAATCTTCAAGACCAAGAGCTTTACGGGAAATATCGATGTCTTTATTTTCAGACATTGTAAAACCTTTCGGAATAGTTCATGAAAAACTCCAAATGAGGAGCCATGACCGAAACAAGATCACAGCTCCTCATATTAAGCGATGAAAATATCGCGAATCACTTCTGGAACGGATTATAAGCCTTGGAATCCGATTCCTGGATCTGACCAAAGACGGCATCAAGAGTCTTGCTGTGATCCTCGTCCTTCGGCATGATCTTCTCGAGAACCGCTCGGTTTGGCATAACGGAACGCATAAAGTTCATGATCGCACCTTCAGAAGCAGTGAGCTCGATGAACAGAATATCCCAACCATCGGATTCGAAGAAATATTTCTTTTCATCTTCAGTCATTGGGCGGAATTCGGTGAATCCACTATCCTTATGAACCGGGAAGCCAATCGACATGTCGACAAAGCTCTTAAGAATATACATGAGATCTTCCGTGGAAGAATTCGGAGAGAAATTCTGCATCTTCTTCATAAGATCTTCATTGTTGACGATGTCAAGCAGCTGATTAATCGAGAGACGGAAAATAAGGTCGTAGGAAACGTTACGACCGTCAAGATCCTGATACTGAATAGTAGTCTTGTATGCCATTGTAATTATCCTTTCAATATTTATTAACTATTCTTGCGGAAGAAACGGAGTACGATCCATACCAACCACAAGCCACCTGTAAGACCAATCATTAAAAGGTCAAACAGAAAATTCATGATACCATAATGTTTCATTATAAGCTCCTTAAAATAAGAGCCCATGTAATGAACATGAGCTCTTAGATTTTTCAATCTTCGTTCGATTCTTCCGAGTCGATGGATTCGTTATCTTCAGCAACTTCAGCTTTTGGAATATCCTTCGACTTCTGTTTGGTCATCTTCTCTTTAACGATATCGGATACACGAACCTTGACAATGGTTTCTGCAATAACACTTACTGCAAGAGCACCAAGTCCAAGGACCGCGTTTCCGGCATTCGCTCCGAGAGCGATGTCCTCCAGAGTTTTGGTCTTTCCAAGAGCTTTCGCTGCGATAGAAAATACATTTGCCATAATAACTCCTTATAATAAAACGTATAGTTTCATTATAAGCAATGTTTTTACTGCGACATCAACTCTGCGAATTCGCTCCAGAAAATATCAGTATTTTCGTAGTGTGTCGGGGAAGGGAGGGTTTCGAAAGTTCATTACGATATTCGGATTGCCATTTTCATCGAGACGAGACGAGAACGTGATATCGATCATGGTATCATAGTCCCATCCAAGTTCCTCTCCGATCTGAGCCGGAGGTAAACCAATCTCATCGTAGAACTCATTGAGAGAGCACCATCCTTCGGACAGGATCTTTTTGTTCTTACGATTCTGAGCGGCCTCGATCTTGTTCATGTCTGATGCGAACTTTCGATCAGTTAGACTGTCATAGCAAATATAAGGTCCAGTTCCGAAGACCGTTGGATTCTTCCCATCGATCTTTTTGATCTGTTCGTCAGCGACTTTGTCGTCGATTTCCTTTGCCTTCTTTGGACCAACAGTTTCCTCGACCTTTTCTCGATAGGTGCGTGCTGCCTCCTGGGCAAGAGCGAGTGCTCCAGCATATGCGGCAGTTCGTCCAGAAGATATACGATTCGATGCCACAAGGCACATAATCGTTGCGCTGGAGATCAGGATCGTCGGAATATAGATCGGAACGACCAGCTTGGTCTTTTCCTTCGGGGTAAGCACCCTATCGGTTTCATACGTCTTCGCTCGAAGAACCTTATCTGCCTCTAGCGAATTCTTACCAGATACGATCGCCACTCCGACTACTCCGACACACCCCAGAGCCGTAAGAATATTTGAACCGTTCTCAGAAATGAACTTTTTGATCGAATGCGGGATTTCCATGATTACTCCTTAGACAAAATATAGGTCCCATGTTTCCATGAGACCTATAGGTTTTGACTGATTATTCAGTCCTCGGTAATTTCGTTAACGTTGGTATCGTTTACATCTGCGGAATCGTCATCATCAGATACCAATTCAGCAGAGGCCTGAATCAATGCGATAGTTGCAATGCAACCAAGCACGATTCCGCCACAAATGAAATCGGTCTTATGATCTTTGACGAATTTCTTAGCAGATTCAAACTTTTCCTTCATGATAACTCCTTTGTGAGAGGTTTGAATATCTTTCATTATGTGCCATGTTTTTATTGCGATTTCAAACAGCATCCTGTGTCTTGTAAGGCAAGAGAATATCATGTGTTCGGAATGTTGTCGAATCACTTACGGGAACATCAGTTTGAAGATACGATTTTCCATTTCTGGAAATATAATGGAAACATTTGTGGTTTCCATTATAGGTAAACATGGCGCTGGACGTATTGTGTTCATTCTCGAAGTCTGGATCAAGTACCGATCCTATGCGAATATCATTCGATTCAAGATCATTCATGGCTATCAAACCTCGCCACATGATTGTCGAACTAACCGAGTTCGTATAATATACGGTTATATTCTTTTCAGTCAATATGATCTCATAAGTACATTCGGATGATCCATCATCGCAATGGTTATCATGATAGATCTGTGAATATACACCATAAATCGATTGCGCTGGAGCTTCAGATTTTTTTGCTTTGGGAAGAATACATGCAATCCCGAGAAAAGCGAGTACGAGTATTAATGTTAGAAACTTTTTAATGAATTTATGATTCTTATTCAATTGGTGTTCCTTTCACATCAGCTCTGCATGTTTCGAAGCCATATGCATCCTCATATGCGTGGAATTTATACGAGAACGAAACGAGAGCGGCATAAAGATATGGAGCATATAAAGCAATCAAATCTTTATAATTAATCCATAAAATATGTTTTTCTTTTAATCGATCAAATTCTCGAACAATATCCTCGAATGGCTGACAATAATCGAACATTTCGATCGTTATTAGTCCATCGCGGTAATCGAAATATGAATTAATCGATGTTCGTAATGTACTCATTAGTTCTGGAAAGCACCGATCAAGAACCCATAGTTTCTGAGGTTCCATCAAATATCCGATTTTGATCATGCGGAAATCTTCATTGTTATTTATACAATCTTCGCAGAATTCATCATATATATCCCAATCAGGAACAGCCCTAGGCACAAAAATATAATAGATGAGTATCCTAAAAATACGCATGATAACTCCTTTCAAACATCATTGATATTTCTGGATTACATCACAACTTCGTGTATAGTCGCCATTGTCAATGCAAACCCAATCGATATCTCCCGTTTTGATATGTTCGACTTTATTTACATTATCTTCTTCGCCAAGATTAAAGGCAATCATCGTACCTAATCCCATTAACAACATTCCGGCAAGAAACCATGACAAACATGCCCAGATTTTCATTCTGTTTCTCCTTCTATTATTTGACTTATTGCGACATGCTCTTTCTCATCGAGTTCTTCGAGCATTCGTGGATCATCCAATCGTATCATTATATCAATATCGCCATACATTGTTTGATGGGCTTTTATGACAGTTCCATTTATCATTTCTTAATTCCATTCATTTGTATGGATCGAATTATACCATTTGCGATCATTGACGGGTTTTTATTGGAATTATAAATACTTCTATCTATGACACATTTGTAAATATCCTTGTTTATATCATGGTTTCTAAGTTCTGCAAAATCCTCTCGATCTGATTCGATTCGTCTATCGACTTCTTTCGGATCATCTCCTCGTGCAAGAGCACGCATCTGGCAAATCTCCTCGGGTGCATCTAAGAATACACCGAATACCGATTCTCCGATATCAGGAGCCAGATATTCAAACGATGATGGATCCAGGATCGTAACCGTATCGCGATCCTGCTGGAATTCCTTCATCGAGATTCCGTATCGCCAGATTCCGAACTTCGTAGAATATACACGAATCGCCCGAACATCATCCCAAATCACAGCGGATTTGAATCCTTCATTATCCGTGAAAAAATATTCGTCATCGGGTTCGTTAGGTCTTTTTGGTCGTGTTGTTATAGCTCTGGTTTTGACAAAACCATTTTTCGCCAATTCATTGGCGATTGTTGTCTTCCCCGATCCCATTGGACCTATCAGGAAAATATCAGTTTTCATGATCTACTCCTTTGTATTTTCCGGTCAATGTATAACTGAAATCTTTATCCGAACGATAGTTCGTGACTTTGAAGTCGCAGACCATTCCATTATCTAAATATACGATCACATTATTATATGCTCTAAGATGATAATGGGAACGTTGCTTCCAAAATCCTGGAAATATCTCTTCAAAACAACGGATGACCCTATAAGTCTGCATTTTTGATTCCTTAGACAAATATAGATCCCATGTTTCCATGAGATCTATAGATTAAACGATTGTCAGTAAATATGATCAGGCTTTAGGTTTCGGAATGAATCCTAGAACTTTAGATGTAATCACATGTGATTCCTCAAATCCAAGCATGACGATGATTCCGAGCAAAGTGGTTCCAGCTGCAATCGACTTTACAATCGTGTCGTGCCTATCCGAGTTGTAATCTCGTTTGGCTTCGACAAGAGTCTTAATGTCACTTACCAACTTTCCACGTGCTTCGGAATCATCGTCAAGCGTATACAATTGAGAAATCAGCAACGTGATGTCATCATCAAAATTCTGATTGATATCATTGCGATTGTCCTTATTGTTCTTGAACATATTGCTCCTTTCAAATGATTTCATTATATGCCATGAATATATCGCGACAAAAATAAAAGCCCATGTAATTATTATAAACTACATGGGCTTTTATTAGTTCTTATTATTCTTCAGCTCAGTGAAGGTGTCAACAATACGTTGAAATTCTTCATAGTCGAGAGGATTGAGAACGTCGTTCTCCTTGATCCATTTGATGGCTTCATCGATATGATCAGCATCCGGTACCGTGATCGCGATTTTTGCGGGATCGAGTACGTATGTCAGAGAATCTGCACAATCTGTAATATTGTTATCAAGATTCCTGATTTCACGAATCGCGAATGCAAAATATGCGATCCAAATACCAGCCGCTGCTGTTGCGGTGATTCCAAGAATATGGTCCTGGCAGAACTTGCTGACATTCCTCTTTACTTCATCGAACTTCTTCATGATTAACTCCTTTGTAAGAGGTTTCGAATAGTTTCATTATATGCAATGATTTTAATGCGAAAATAAAGAGGATTAAAATCGATTTTAATTACCAACGTAAAATAGTGGAATTGGTCACATGACTTTCAATAGCCTGCTTCTCTTTTATTGAGATGTGGCGAACTGTGATAGAATTGCAACCATCACAATGTGTTATAGTAATTGAACATTTAGGTGCGATCAGCTTTACATCCTTGATGAAACGTTCTATGGCATCTTCGTCGAAGCTAAACAGTACAATTTCTTCGGTATGCAGGTTATTCATGAAAATGGAAATTAGCTGAACAATGTCGAACATGATTAACTCCTTTATAAGAGGTTTCGAATAGTTTCATTATATGCAATGATTTTAATGTGAAAGAAATAAGAAGCCATGTAAATATGGCTTCTTATAATCTTATAGAAGTGAGTAACCTACGTAATAACCCCACAAGATCAATGCTATCATTCCAACAGCCATAAACATTCGGATGATTTTGGCTCCGATTGTGATACGATACTTCAAAGCTACGAATGTATCTTTGATGAAAATATACACAGCTGGGATAAAGATCGTTCCGAGTGTAAATATAACTGCCGAACAAATAACATAATAAATATATGCGGTTTCCATGATTTATCCTTTCTATTCATTATGTTCAATGTTTTGATCGCGAAAAAAAAT